TTTTTACAGGATGTTTAGAAATCGCTGTATAGTTCAAGCGAGACTTGAGTTGCAGCGTAAATCTTAAACACAAAATCTTGCTTGCAAACACAAGCGATAAAAACTAACTTAACAAGACTATGCCTTCACCAGACCGACATTTCGCAACAGCCGCAATTTTCACGCAATCCACAGGACTTACACCGAATAGCGGTGACGCAGCCCTCTACATTAAGAGCGATAATAAAGCCTACATTAAAGACTCAAGCGGAACGGAATCTGCTGTAGGTGGAGGCGGTGGATCAACCAACATCTGGATTCCAGCGAGCGCATGGATTCCACGCACTACTACCGGAGCAGGAGTTGACAGCCGCGAGACTACCACGAACGACCAGAACTTTGACGAACTTCTCTTCGACCCCGGCACGGACGAGTTCGCCCAAGCCCTCACCATCCTGCCGAACAACTACAATCTCGGCACCATTACTGCGCGGTTCTACTGGACTGCGGCATCAGGTAGCGGAGCAGTAGTGTGGGCGATCCAAGGCCGAGCGTTCGCAGATGACGATGCGCTCGACACCGCATTCGGCACAGCACAGACCGTGACAGACACATTGTTAGCAGCAGACGATATGCACATCTCTGCCGCTACCAGCGCCGTAACGATTGGCGGAACCCCCGCAGCAAACCGCCCCATCCAGTTCCAAGTCTACCGCGATGCTGATGCTGGCGGCGACACACTCGCCGTCGATGCCCGACTCCTCGGCGTAGAAATTTTGTTTAACTAATGAGAGCGCGGCAAAGATTTCTTAATGCAAGAACTGTCGGATCTTCATTAGTTTTAGATTCGCGTTTTATTCAAGGAATATCAAATGGAAGCCTAATCTCTTCATGGGATGACATTAGTGGCAACAGCCGAAATGCTACTCAAGCAAATTCATTGCTGCAACCAACTTATGAAGTTTCAGTTCAAGGAGGGCAACCCGGCGTAAGATTTAACAATAGCACACTTGCTGGCAGTTTATCGGCCTTGGGCACTTCCAGTTATACTTTTTTGTTAGTCTGTCGCGCCTCTAATACATCTGGATTTCGCACTCCATTGCAAATTGGAGATACAACTTCTTCTGGAAGTGGTTTGTTATTAGCAACTGATGGACAAAACAATGATGGCACTTGGGTGTTTGGAAGAATTGGTGGAATTTTCTTGAACTTAACTTTACCAGCAATTGCATCTCAATACTCAATCTTGAGATCAGTATATAATTCATCAACTACATCATTTGTTCCAATTGTTAATGGTTCAGCTACTACCCCTTCTTCGGCATCCTCTGGTTTTCCAAACATAACAACAAATTATCGTTTAGGTAATTATACTGGAACAGGTCAAGCGTGGATAGGAGATATTATGTTAGTTACTATTGTTCCAGTCAACTTAAGCACAAGCATCTGCCGCCGCCTTGAACACGCCGCCGCATTTTCCTTCAAAATCGCCTGTAACTAATTATGAAAACTCACCTCCGATACCTCGACCAAACCCGCACAGAAACCGACCAAAGCGTCATCGACAACCTCGTCCGCAAAGGCTGGGAAGTCTACACGCCCGATCCCGAGCCAGTCATCCCGCCCACCTACACGGCAGACCAATGGCTATCTAAAGAAGGCTACGGCCCCACCCAGTTAGTCACATTGCTTGATCTGGCAAGCCAACTCCAAGCCGCAGGCAAGGTGAGCGAAAAACTCAACGCCGTGAAAGCATGGACGAACACGATCCTTGCTGAGTATGTGCAGTCGCCAGAGCCTAAAGAAAACTGGGGAACCGCACCGTTCTTGTTTAACGATACCGTCGCAGAGGCATTCTCGGTTCTTACCGCGTGACCGCAGAAGAAACAATCGCCAAGTTCAAGCAAGCCTACGAAGAGGCAATCGAAGAGAACAAGCTTCTGCACGACGAGGCGGTCGAAATGGCGCAGGAGATCGAGGAGTTGGAGCAAGAGTTGCAACTCGCGGAGTCCGACATGCAGATCATCCTTTCGGAGATGGGGAGGCAGGGGCTGGATATGCGATTCGTTTCGCGGTTAAGAAAGGTAGTCGAGGAATGAAAAAAGCGGCAAAATCTGCCCACCAGAGTCATACCCCTAAAAAGGAGAAGCCAATCCTCATACCCGAAAGCGAAAGCGCGGTAGAAACATTCGTCACGTTAATGCAGTGCTTAAAGCCGCACAGGAAGAAAGTCAGCATGATTTTCGAGCAGGACTTCCTCTACGAACTCGCCGAAGAGATAGAATACCTAACGGCCCTATCCCGCATCGTCCTCCGTTAGGAACACACAGGTATATCAGGGATACCCTACACCGAACGGGTATAGAGTTCCCAAAGAGTATAGGGTTCACTCCAGATCGGGTATACAGAAAAGCTTCGTAAAAGCCCGCTATTCGCGTTCAGGCAGCCAAGCCGAGTAAAGTATCGGAAAGAAGAAGAAAACTCGCTACAGAGGCTTTAAACGCAAAAGAGAGGCTGGCTACACAGAGGGAGAGAGTCGTATCTCGACAGGCAACGAATACACGAGAGGGTTCGCTAGGGGTGCAGTTCCCTAAGCAACAAATAGTTAGGCGTATAGTAAATACCTAAAGTAGGCATAGATGTAGAGTTTGTGTAGAGATAATTTTTAATTTTTAATTTTGATTCAGGAATTTAAATTTTAAAAACCCTCTAGGTCGTTTTTTTACCCTGCGGCGCCGTGCCAAGTCCCCCTCCCCCTACCACGGGTGGCGTGGGGTGTGCTGCTGCTACCCCGCCGCTACGCCCGCTGTCCTGCCCTGCCGCCGTGGGTGTGAGGCCTTGTCTCTCCCTCCGCTCCGCTCCGCTTGGCATGGTGCCTTGCCTTGTCTTGCGGTAGCCGTAGCCGTTGCCAGTCTCAACAATAGCGGTTCCCATACCTCATGCGATGGGGCGCGCTTGCCTAACCCGTTGATGCTGTGCCGCGCTACATAATAACATGATATAATTATCTATAGTCGATAGCTGAACAATGCGCGAGGTTGGCGTAGGATTGCGTTTGCCGATTGGCAAGGGGTAGCACAGCAGGGAGAATTCCGGCGAGAATGCGGGGCGTTTAACGCAAAGCAAAGGGCAATGCGAATGCTGGCCTGATATCACAGGAGGGAGTCACCCGTGCGAATGTTGGCACGATAGATGCTGCGCATTTCCGCAAGATGCACATTCACCGCGCTTTGCAAAAGGCAGGGCAAGAATTGCACGGAAAGCGGCAACCTTTGCCGGGTAAATCCTGCCTACCGGAAGAAATTGCCATTTCGGAAAGGTGTTGCGTTTGCGGGGCTTGCATCTTGGCATGGGAGATGCTGTGCAAAAACATGGCTTAAGTCGTTGATTTTGCACCTTGCGATTGCCTTGTGCGAGGTTGGCACGCGCTTTGCTACGCTATCCGGTGATATGAAAACAAACGAAAACCAACTGCACGCCTTGCGCGTGAAGCTCAACGACCTAAACGCTCAAATGTCCGCCCGCCGAACATGGGCATGGACGGAGCTTGTAGCGCAACAGGCTAAAATCCGTTCCATTAAAACTAAGATAACCCGCTTGGAGAATTCCCGATAAACCTTTAGGCGGGGGTTCGATCCCCTCGCCACTAACCCAACCAACCACACTAAAACAATATGAACACCACACACACACTCCCGAACGGAACACGCATCGTCGCGCACCCTCGCGTTGATGTTTTACATCGCGCGAACACTCAGGGTCCGCGCATCTGGCAGACTCAGCTCATTGAAACATTCCACGCTTGCGGGCGCGTTGAGCGCAAGCTGCTCCAATTTTGGGGCCATGCGGATGGGCGCAACTCTCACATGGTTTCTGTCCCCGCCTAATCCTTCACCTGTTCCACACTATGAAACCCACACTCGCAAACACCATCGCAAACGCGCTACTGGTAATCACTATGATCGCCGTAGTGTCTCTTATATTCGCCGCGACTCAAATCTAACCCAACCAACCAACACACACATGAAAACCATAGACCTAACGCCAACATGGGAAGCCGCCGTGCGGATTTATATCGCCGTGCTGCGGAACCCGGAAGCCTCTTTCGAGGGGATAAACGCAGCAGAGGAGGAGCTTTTGCGCCTCGCAAGGGCGGTAGACTCAACGCGAAAGGAGGCAGGAAAGTGAAATACTACGGCAACCCTGAACAGGACTACCGAGACGCACTGTTGCGCCGCGAAATTCGTATTGAAAAAGCCGCGCCCGATTTGCTGGCAGCTTTGGAACTTGCCGCCGACGAACTCGACCAATGGATCGGGAATGATTACGCCGACGAAAAAACACACGCCGCGCAAAATGCCGCCCGCGCCGCCATTGCCAAGGCAAGGGGGGGAGCGAAATGAAACCACACAAAACACCGGAATGGATTTTGCAGACTAAATCCATCCGCCAAACACGGGAGCGAAACGCAACAATCCTTGTCGCGCTTTGCATCCTCACAATCTCAATCGCAATCGTCGCACTCATCGCAAAATGATACACTTACACACACCAACTCAGAAATACACCTTCCTCACGCGAGCCGCTGCGGAGCTATTCGCGGAGACTGAGGAGTTAAACGAGAACCTGTGCATATTGCACGAGGACGGGCGTGTCCTGTCCTTCCGCAGAAAAGGGGACTCAAAGTTCACCACGATCACGAAAAGGGAGGGAGAATGAAACCGCCCAGCGCCACCATTCATCAACTGCGGGCGATCCTCAAGCTCAAGAAGCGGATCGGGTTGCCTGCTGGCTACCTGTGGGAACTTAACAAAGCAGAAGCGGAGCGGGCGATCCTGCTCCTACGAATACAAGCGAGAAGAATCGCCAGATAGTCTAAGACTCCTCCAACAGCAAGGGCTTTCCATTCTCAGGGATGGAAAGCCTTTCGCTTACAAGCTGGATTGCGATATTCGTTTTGTTCTCCTCGTCGTTCAACTCCCCAGCGGCCCGCATATCCAGTTCAATCGCCTTGAGTTTGTCGGAGACTCGCGGCCCTTGCAGGGTTCTCCGTCCTTCCCCGTCCACCGAAAGCGCGACATAAGGTTTAGTTTCGTCAATCTCGTTAGGCTTGGCGCGGACTAACTCGGCGAGCATGGAACGCTTCTCAAGGATCGACATGACATTGTTAGCCCAAGCGGACTCGCGGAGTGTCTGCATATACTGCTGGACTCGTGGGCGTTCGCTAATCTTTTTGCCGCGAAGATAGGAATAGCGAGGGCAGCCAGAAGGTTTATAACCGGACTCGTTGTAGGCTTTCGCATAAGACATTCCAGCAACTAAATTGCGGGCAAAGGCCGTCTCGTAAGGCGTAAGCTCGTTCTCAAATCCTTTTTTTCGGCGTGGCATATTATTCGCAGGTGAAAATCTGGTTGTTCAATTTCAATTTCGGCATCGGAATATCGGAAACAATAAAAGAACGATCCACAAATGCAACTCTGTTAGTTGGTTGGATCGTCAGCCTGTTGTTGTCGAGACGGATGAAAAAAAACTCCTTATCCTGTTCCGGTGTCATGCTGTATCCGTCGAGAATGTGGGCCGCGCTGAATAGATATTCCCCGCCGTATAACTTTCCGTCGATCCATACGGAGACTCGGAGGCCAGAGAGATGATTGTTTTCCAATAATGTGAACTCGAAAGCGTAGCAGTTCCAAAGTTGCGCCTGCGAAATTGTCCAACGCGTATCGTTCTCGGGGGAGAAGGAGACTAAATGCGGAGGGATGTTACGATATAGTGCCCCGCCTTCGCGCAGGATGGCGTTTATTCCCCAAGTTCTCGCTGGGATGGCAGTCACCCCTACCCAACAGGCTTCGACCAATCCTCGTGGCTCCTCGTGCGTAAACGAGCTATCAATATAAATGTATTGATGCCTTGGTAGATGACCGATCTTCGTGAACATTACTCTTCGTAAGATGTTCCGTCGTTGACGCTCTGGAAGCCAAAGAACAATTCCAAGTGGACGAACGGCTCGCCAGTTTTCTCGTCCGCGCCTTCTGTCTTGTAGGCAGTAAACCCTCCTGTGCTTGAGCCTCCGCTCTTTGCGGCCTGCTTCAATCGCTCTCTGGCTTCTTGCTTGATCTCGTAAATGTCGGGGGGTTCTTCTGCTCTTTGCCACCTCCAATCCAAGAACTTCATAACATCGTGGACTTTATCAAAATCAAAAGTGTCCATGATCTCGTCAATCTGTTCCTGAATTGCCTCTTGTCTTGTCACAGATTCCTCCTCGCCTTGATCTTGCGGTATTCCAGAATCAAATCCTTGCCCGTCTGCGGCGAATGCTCCTGCAAAAATGCGGCGAATCGCTCGTTCATTTTCACAAGCTCAAAGACAGTCCCGCGAAGGTTGTATTCCCTCTCTTCGCTCTTGCCCAACAAGTTGCACTGCTCGTTTAGTTCTGTCTGGAGGGAACGAATCTCGTCCTCCTCTTCCATGACTATCACTTCTTCTTGGCTGTCTTGGCAGACTGGCGGAATGCCTTGGCTGTTGGCGCTCCTTTGCTGCTGGGTTTCCTCATGCGCTCGCCGCTGCCTGCCTCGATACGCTGACGCTTGGCGTGGATCGCCGCGTATAGTCCTTTGGATTTCATATACTTATTTCTTTTTGACTCCGGCTGATCTGAGCGCGATGGCTACTGCTTGGCGACGGTTCTTGACGATTGGTGCCTTCTTCGGCCCCTTCGGGTTGACTCCACCGTGCAGTTTGCCTGCCTTGTATTCCCGCATGACGGTGGCGATTTTGTTTTGCTGTCCTTTTTTTGTTGTGGGCTTTTTCATATTAAGCGAAGTATTTGTTGCACATTCCTGCGATGTTGTTGATGTTTTCAAGGTGGAGTTTAGCCACCTTCTTTGGTTGTTTACGCTCCATACGAAGCGCAAAGTTTATGTCTTCAAGATATTTGATGCGTCGTTTAAGCGACTCAACTGTATCTGTCATCTGCTGCATTGTTTTTATTGCACTCATTTTGTGTTCTCCTTGTCTTCTTCTTCTACGAATTCTACCTCTGAATATCCATCGGCTATCCGCCATCCTGCGAATATAAGCGCAAGGCATACAATCGTAAGCCAGATGGGAAGCCACTGAATAGCGGCGAAGATGATTACTCCTACACCTCCGAATATGGAGACTAAAGCGAAGATCGCCAGCCCCACATCACCCCATGTTATTTCTTCGGGCCGCATATAATCTGTTCCATCCCTTCTGTTAATGTTGCGAAGTATGTCGGCTCGTGCTTGGTGTCCATCAATTTCTCCAGCGCACGGACGAGGACTGCGCCGAGCTTAAGAATCTCGCGTGTCTCTTCGATGCTCTTGACTGTTGACTCGCCAAAGTTTGTGCCGATTTCATTCTCGTTCTTGTCCACGATGATCGCCCCGTTCTTTGCAAGAATGTCTTCGCACTCTTGAGCGAGGTCGAGCAGGTGGTTCCAGCGTTCGTTGAAGTATTTCATTATTCTTCCTCCGTTTCTGTATATTTACCGGGGCAACCGTCAAGCTCCCACCTCTCTCTGTCGATCTGGCGTTGCGTCATTCCCCAATCTGGAATCTCCCTCTCGTGTCGAGCGTTGTCTTCCGACATGGTTTTGTAATAACTCTTCACGCATTCACGCATGAATTCTCTATCTAATTCAGTCATTTTGTCTCCTTTAGTTCGATTTTGCAGCTTACGGTTGGCGTTGGCGTGACTCGCTTCACCTCTTGCAGGATAAGCATTTGCCCAGACCAATCCGGGTTTTCTCCAATTTTGATTGAGTCGCTGTATGAAAATACATCCAAACAATCTTCCGCTATCCATTTCTCTGCCAAAGCAAGTGACGGGAACGGGCCTCTCGCTTCCTTTGTGCCTTGAGAATGACCGCAGCTTTCCAATTCTAAAACCCAGTATTTCATTTGATTATTTTCTCCAGTATTTCGTTGGTTTGTTCGTCAAAGGTTTCTTCCTTTTTCATATCTGTAAGAAACTCGCGGAGTATTGCTTGAGTCTTGTCGGTCAACTGGTGGAAACTTTTCACCAGTGCGACTGCGAAGTGGAACGAGGCTTGTCCTGCGTTGCACATCGCACACTTGGTAGCGATAATCAGAAGCTCTTCTGCGCCGCCAAACTCTTTAATCCAAGCTGTAGATGATTTGTCCAGCTTTTGCAGAGGCTCTTTGCCTTTCAGCATGCGGACGTGTGACCGAGCTTCGGCGCATGTCCAGCTTTCTCTACGCGCTTGGTCTATCAGCGACTTGATCTGCTCATTGTTTGTTGCTTCGTCCTCGCTGAACTTTGCGGTGGCGATCTCGACTGCCACTGTCGGGCTGATCTCGTGGCGCTGGTGCAGGGGGATTCGCTGGGCTGTCCGGTGCCAGTTGCTGACCGCAGAGTAGGACATTTTGAGACTCGCCGCGATCTGGTAAACGACATTCTCATGCCCGAGGCGGATGAGGTTGCTGATGCCATCACCAGCAAGCCACATTCCCTTGCTGGACATGTCCACACCCATACCGATAGCTGCGGCGTAGTCTTCAGGTGTCGGGATAGTTCCCTGCTTCGGGCGGAACTGCGTCATATACTCGCCGAAGTCGAATCGTTCGGAGAGGCGCGAGTAACTGTTGTCGAGCCGTGAGGTAAGCGCGGACTCAAGGATACTCTGTTCCGTGCCCTCTTCTTGTTTAACAAGTTCGACTGGCAGGCTTTCCAACTCGCCGTCTGAATACTTGATAAGGGCGCATGCTTCCTCAAGCAACGCCCAGTGATTCTTCGGGGAGTCCTCGTCAATCTCATCCTCCCGCTCACAGCAGGCGATGAGTTTGAGGGCCGTCTTGATGTCTGCCTTGTGCTTGATTGCAAGCATCTCGGCGAACTGCTGGCGAGATACCTCGCCTGTCGGGAGCTTAAAGGTGCCCCGCAACCTTGGTGTTTGTGTGTTCATCAAAATTCGTTATAGCAAATGCCGTGCCAAGTTCTACTCCACGTTAATGTCACGCTCGTAGCCTTCCTTCTCTGCACGTTTCTCTAATGTGCAAATGATCTCGGATGAGAGACTTCTGCGATTCTCGGCGCAGGCTCGCTGGTAGTGTTTGTATAGTGCTACTGGCATCTGGAACCCTACGTAGTGGGTAGGTTCCTGTAGCTTCTTAGCCACGGATGTGTTTCTTTTTTTCACTGGCATGATTCGCACTCCTCGTCCAAGTTGCACTGCGGTGTGATAACCTCGCTCGGGATATCGTCATCCTCCGTAAACTTGGGTTTTGCCTCAGGAACATTTGTCCCCGAGTCTTTTTCTTTTAAAAGGTTCTCGTTTATCTCCATGATCTTGTATGAATAAGTTCCGGCTGGGATGGTATGAACCCAGAACTGGGCCTCGCCGTGGGTAGAGAACCACTTTCCGTATGTCCACTCCGTCGAGTTGACGGGCTTTGCGAGTAACAAGTATCCCATATCTGATGTGCGGGACGGGATTAGGGGAGTCTCCCGCCCCGCTTGCCCCTCAGAAATCGTTGTCCGAATCGACTCGTTGTCCGTTCACGACAACCTTAGCCTCGCTGATCTTGAGCGAGAGGAATGTCGCGCCCTTCTGGGAAGTCTTCTTCCACCCTGCGAGGGCGTAGTCTTTGCCGCCCACGTTGATCTTGCCGTCATAGTCCGGCTGCTTCTCGCTTTTCTTGTCTTTCTTCGGGAAGAGAATTCCCCTGTCTGTATTATCGAATGCCATTGTATTTGTTAGGGTTGTGCAACCGCACGATAGGCGATCACGTCTGCTTTTATTTTGGCGATCCCATCCGCGAGGAACGCCGCCGAGGTTGTGTCTGACATGCGGAAGAAGTCGTTGGCTTTGGCGGGGACACGTTCGTCCTTCTGCCATTTACTCGTTGCGAGAAACTCGTCGGGAGTTATATCCTCCTGTATTAGTTGCTCGAAAAGTGCCTTGTGGTTCTCGCCGTTGAAACGCTTACCTGTGGCTTCTTTAGCTGGGGCTTCCGCTGTCTCTACCTTCTGGACAGGTTTGGACGATTCTACGGGCTTTGTAGGCGCAGCATTGTGCTTTCCTTGTGGGCGTCCCATTGCAGCCTCTCCGTCATCGTCATCAGGGCAGGCCATAACCATCGCTTGGAGGGCGTAGCGGCGGGCGTAACTGATGAGCGAACCGATGCCTTGCGGGTCTTCCTTCGCGGGCTTCATGTAGGTGGTAGAGCGAATCCATTGGCCCGATCCGTGCATGAGTTGAGTTTGCACGTAGTAGCCCCGCTCGTCGGAGCCGGGCATCTGCACTACAGATAGTCCGTGCTTTGTAAGGGCTGGCTTCACAGTCTCCCACACGTTGGCGAGAGTGCAGTATGAGGACTTATAATAGGGGTTCGCGGCATCCCTATGGACACCGCCCATTTCGGTCTGTGCTTTGGCAAGCGCAGCCGCGAGTTCTGCTATGTTTTCTGATTGTGTGTTCATCACGATTACTGTTCTACTGCGATCTGCTGGGTGGAGCAAGAAATATTTTCATTTTTTTGGGACATGACCTTCGCATACTTGAGCGCCCAGTCATCTCTTTGCTTGAGCGCGGACTTGAGCCTGCGACCAATCGACTTGAGTTCTTTGCGGAGTTCATCGGGTGTCATTTCGTTTAGTTCTTTTTCCATAATTATTTAGGCGGCGTGTATTTGTTCGCGTGTTGCCACAGCGCCACGACGTGGGTGAATGCCTCGTATTCGCTGGTCAGTGTAGCCTCGTCATACCACGCCTCGCCGATCCTGCCGGGTTCGGTGGTGCTGATGTAGACGTTTACTCCTCTGGGTGCGCCGACGATCTTCGCGTAGGCTGCGATCTGCATTGGCTCCTTGCTCCACGGCTTAATGTCGAAATCTGGCTTGGTCTTCCGGCTCTTGAAATCAAGTATGTGCAGCACCCCGTCCTTCTCGATCAAGGCGTCCGTCGTTCCGGCATACCCGATCTCTTTGTTCACAAGGCGAAGCTCGTGCTTGAGGAACTTGATGCGGTTATGCTCGGCCCACTTCTTCACGGGAGCGATGTATTCTTCCATCGATTGGTCGTAGAAGTCGCCTTGGAAGTGTTGCTCCAGAGCCTTGTGGATGTTCGTCCCCAGATCGGCTGCGTCCTGCACCTGTCTGAACGCGTCTTCGATGATGCGGGAGCAGTAGTCTTCGTCGCTTTCTTCGGAGTTGCGGGGCAGGGTGAGACTCGCAAGGAGAACTTGTTGCTGCTTCCAGCGATCCAGTTCCGGCGATGCCATGACCTTCATCACGGTAGTTACTGAAGGATAAAGATTTAGCGATCTACAATCTTTCAGAGTTGTCGGGCGCATACCACCCTTGCTTTTGTTCGGCACCTCAAATACCGCCGCTCCGTCTGCTGCGTAGTAGTGTCCTGATTCTTTCATTGCCTTGCCTCCTCACAGATCGTAGGAACTTCACGCTGCGCAAAAGCGATACAGACCCTTACGATGTCATAGCGCGCGATTTCTGTCGCAACTCTTTTCCATCGTGGCGAGTAGAGCATTACTGCAAAAACATATCCGTTTTCATCTGGTTCTGCGCCGTGCCCCACTTGTTCGTCAGGATTAATCCCAGCAATCTCACAATATTTTCTTGCCGCTATCTCTAATTGCGCATCTGTAAGCAAAGAATGTGTATTTGTTTCTATCGTTTCGTTCATTTTGTTTTCTTCTTTAGTTGTTCAATGTCCATTCGCAGTTGAAGTGCTACTCCATTTTTATCGTTTTCTTCATCCATAAATTCGCAAAGTTCAATTGCTCGCAAAGAAACTTTACGTAGCTTGGCGGATCGCTTCATCTCCACATCTCGCTCGCGCTCCAATTTTCTAGCAAAATCAGTCATTCTCAATGCTTTAGTGTCCCAGTTTCCTTCAATCGAAGAAACCCAATCTGTCTCCGGTGTGTCGCTCATTTCATGTCCTCCTTTATTTTTTCAGCCTGCTCAATTAGCTCGCGGTAATCCGCTGCGTTGTGTGTGCAAATGGCTTCTGCGTGAGTCCAATCAATGGTCGGTTCGCACCAGCAATCCTTGCTATCAAGGTGTTCCATTTCATCATTTATTGGAGTGACATGAATCATTTCGCGCCCTCGTTTCGTGCAGCCAGCATTGCGTCAGCCGCTTGGAATGCTACTGAAAAATTCGTTTCTCTGAACGCTCTGAGTGTTCCGTCTTCTTTCAACAAAGATGGGTTTGCAAACATGCCTTGGATTATGTTCCCAGCGAACCAATCTCGTAAAGACATCCCGCGAGTTCCGTCTATTGATTTCGGAAACGCTGGGCCTCCGTCGTTTATTGTTTTCATTTCGTGTCCTCCCAATTCCATCCAAGGCAAATCCTCATAAAGAATCTGTGGAACCAGCTTGGTTTGCGAGTCAGTCCTATTTGAAATCCGCTATTGGAGTCTCCCAATGTATATGTGCCAGCATATTTGATAAATGAAAGTCCAGTTTCTTGACAGTAATTCCATTTATCAGTGAAACCCTTTTTGCATCCACCAGTAGCGACACCGTAATGATCTCCTAGTGGAGACCATGTAATTCCGACACAATCATCCGAACCTGAAGTGGAGCTTGTCATCGCTTTACCTCCTCGTTGCACAGCGGGCACAGGTCGAAGTCCGGCTGACTCGCCTTGCTCCAATACCAGCCCACCGCTAAGAAGAATCCCAGCGACAGGACGAGGGCTGCGATAGATGTGAACTTATTCTTCATCGCCGTCCTCCTTGTATTTCAACACCGCATCCTCGATGAATCTGTATGTTGTCGCAGGCTGGAGCGAGAGGGTGGTTTCTTGTTTAACAATAAAGAAGCGTCCGTCTGCCATGCCCTCTACTTCGGCACAGTCTTTGATCGCGTCTTTGAGTTGCCCGAGACTCTTGCAGGGGCCGATGACAAGCGTCTCGTCCCACAACTGCTCGGTTTCTTCGACTGCTGACTGGAGCCAGCCGTCTGCGTCTACTGCGAACCACCTTTCGGTAGGTTTCGGTTTGGTTTTTTTCATCGGGGTCTATTCTATGCTGCCGTGTTGTGCTGTCAAAAATTATTTTAGCAGTTCCTCCATCAGCACTCGAAAAGCTCGTTCGGCGGTGGCTGGCACGACTCCGTTGCCCAAGAGTCGGAGTTCGTCGGTGCGATTGTCGCACTTAACCATCCACTCACGAATCTCGGCCAGTTCCGAATCACAGAGGCTGGACAACTCGGCGTAACCCAGCCCATCGGAAGTCCCATCAATTGTGTAACCCATTGTCCGTTCAATTTTCCCGTCTGGTTTTTCTGCAACTCCAGCCCCACACTCTTCGCTAGTCCCGCTTGATTGCTGTTCACCTCGCAATGCGGAGTCTTGTTCGCATCGTTGGCTGCTGGAGTTCCCCACCACCCTTGGCGGCTCCCATGCGTATTGTGGTTGGCCGGGGCGGCTGGGCCAAATTGAACTACATCCTCCCGAAGATTGCCTGTGGACTTCCGATTCTTGCGCCCATCGTGGGTCAGCACTCGTTGAATGCCCTCCGGCGACTTTGGTGGCAGCGTGTCCATTGTGTTCGGCGTTGACCAGTTCGCTGGGGCGGCTGGGCCATGCACAGCGTGGGATAGCATTCTCTGGTTCTGCGTTCCAGTCATGCAAACCTTCGCCTCTCCAGTCTGCGGAGTTGGCCATTGAGCTACTGCATTCGGTAGCGTGTCCGCTGGATTCCCCTTGCGTTCTTGTCTGCCCGATCCACTCTCGCCCTTGAAATCCCTCGCCGCTGCGGTGGGCCAAGATAAAAACTCGCTTCCGCTGGTGAGGCGCCCCGACTTCACTCGCAGAGAATATTCCCCACGACACCTTGTAACCCAACTCTTCCAGATCGCTAACGACTGTGGAGAGTCCCAACGAAATGTGTCCTTCGACATTTTCGAGGAAGCAGGCTCTTGGTCGAAGAACGCGAATTCCGTCTGCGATCCAAGGCCAGAGGTGTCTTGGGTCATCTTTACCTGCTCGCTTTCCTGCGGCAGAGAACGATTGGCAAGGGTATCCTGCAATGAGGATGTCCACCAGTCCGTGAAATTTTCCGTAAGGGAAGGTCTTAAGATCGTTCCAAAGAGGTGCGACATCCAAGAGTCCTTTTTCCATTTTACTGATGAGATTGGCTTGAGCAAACCCCTCAAGCTCACAATATGCGAGGCATCGCAGTCGTTCGCCAAAGATGTTTTTGAGGCCAAGTCCAATGCCGCCATATCCGGCGCAGAATTCAAGAGTTGTGATGGTATTATCCACATTTGTTTGTCCTTTCATTTGTTTGTTGTTTGTTTGTTGTTTGTCAGAATAAATCCTCGTCCTTCGTTCCGTTGAGGAAGTCCCACACCCACTCCTCCGGCACGGCACGAACGGGCCTGCGCTCTTCCCAAGGTCGCTTGCTGTGAACCCACGTCCAGAACTCGTCCTCCCGTCCGGCGATACCGCCCCCGAGTTTGTTCGTCTCGCTTGAGGCGGGAGACTTGGCAGACTTCTTCTTTCTGTCCAGCTTCGCCTTGTCGATCTCGCCAGCCCAGTTATTCATCGCTGTCAGCGGCGCAGTCCGGCAGTAGTATCCCTCCTCACCAGCATGCGAGTAGTATTCGATTAGCGTTTCCCATTCCTCCTCCGTTGTGCCGAGCGTGTTCTCCAGAGCCTTTCGCTCTTTGTCGCTCCATACCGTGTTGTCCCTGCGGCGGAACATCTGGTTGACCTTCGTCTTGTTCGCCTCCAGTTCTGGGAGGGGGGCTGCGCAATCGGGGGAGGGTCGTTTCGCTGCGTCAGCAGGTGGGGTTTCTTTACTCGCTACGGATAACGATGCCTCTTTCGCTGGTTCAGAATCATTCGCATTAGCGATCTCTTTGTTTAAGGGGGTAAGGGGGTTATCTCCTTTAGTAACTAATCTAGTATCTATGTTGCACTCCTGCGTGAAGTCTGGGTTCACGCATGCGTGAAGGCTGGGTTCACTCATGCATTTGCCTTTGCGGATAATTTTTTGCGGTTTTATTGAAGGAATAACAGCGATCATCTGGCGAGATCGCCCGTCGTTGGAGATGTATTTAATCATCTCGTATTTCTTCAACCGCGAGATCATGTTTGATATGCTTGACTCTGTGCTTTTGAAGACATCAGCGAGATACGCATTGCTGGCGAAGCATGGCCTTTCCTCTGTTCCAAGGAAGCTTATCTCGGCCCACAGGCACTTTTCCATCCAAGTTAATGCATCTAGTTTCCACACTTCATACGGAATCCATACGCCCTTAAATACCTTTTGGTTAACCTCACTCATGGCTCAGTCCTCCAAGAACATCGTCTATTATTTCTTTGCGGACTAATTCATCGTAAGCCCCTCGACAGCTATAATCTTCAACTCGTTTCCAAAGCTGGATAGTCGCCGAAGATTTATCTATCTCGGTCATATCAAGGTAGCAGATGTAGGTGGCTAGTCCGATAGCTTCAAGCGAAAGACATTCATGCCTTAAAAGGTCAAATGGAATGACTACAAACTCATCAAGTAATTTGTGGATTCTCTTTTTCATGTGGGTAGGGCGATCCCTTGTAGAGGCGAAGCAAAGCGGCAACTGACGCGTGAGAGTGAAACCTCCACAAGGGATCATATATGTTGTTTGTTAATTTATTTTGCTTCTTCTATACTCGGCTCTCACCCCGAGGCGCGGTTCCCCGCACAGGTTCAAGGTAGCACTACTTCATTCCTCGTCAACTTTATTGTTCAACAATACTCCCCGCTGCTCGTGCAGCAGCCCCTGAAGTTCGTTGTTTATCTTTAGTAGCTTGGCGATGTTCTTCTGGAGGCGTAGCACCTCGCTACGCTCCACCTCATACATCTCTACGAGATCGCAGTAATCGCATTGTGCTTTGCCGGGACGCACAGCTTGTAGGGGATAGCCGCAGTCGAGGCAGGTTCCAGCTTCGCCGTCGAAGATTGTAGGGTTCTCGCTCATAGTTCTCCTCCTCTGGCGAGTTGCATGTATATACAGCAGCGTGTCGCCATTAGTGACGATTTGTTCATACTAATGTTGGTCTATTTAGTAGTTCGTTGAGTCTGTCGCGCAGATCGTCTCTCTCGGCTTTTACGCGCTCAAAATCTAGTGTCCGCAAGTCCAATTCTTGAAGCGCATCCGCAAGCCTATTCCGCGCCTCGTCGCGCTCGCGTTCGAGAGACCGGGCTTTGTCGGTCATTTGAGAAATGTAGGCCGACTCACCCAGCCCGGCGTGGGCGATGGCATCCGTCTCAGGCGTGTCGCTCATTTCACTTCCTCCCAAGGAATTTGGTATTCATTTACATCTATTCCATTTTGAGCAAAATAAAGCGAACGATATCGAAGAGCTACATCCCGCGCCTCATCGCGCTCTTGTTTGTATTTTACACACATTGAAAGTCTTTCAATACTTTCGCGTTCTGCGCTTGCCCTGCGCCCATCCACAAGCATTGTTAATTTTACTTGTTCATCACGATCCTTCCTCGCCGCGTCGCGTTCGCGCTCCAGCTTTTCGGCGTGCAATCGTGATCTTGCTAAAACGCCGTCTGTCCTAGTCCATTCTGCAAAAAATGCATCCGTCTCTGGCGTGTCGCTCATATCGTTACGGTGATTCGTTCGACCTTTGGTTTGTTGTCAGTGGTCAGCCACAGCATGAACTTGAACCACGCTAGGTCTGACAAGAAGCAGGCGATAGCTCCGAGAAGCAGGGCGATTGCGATAGCGATGTAGGTCTTCATAACTCGACAGCGAATTCTTTTTCGGGGACTTCAGCGACAATATCTATGAGGAGTTTCGCTGCTTCGGTTAGGTTTCGTTTGGCGATCTGCACGGAGTTGTAGCACTCCAGTAGATTGCCGATTTCCAGTTCTTCCATAGCCGTCCGTGCATAGACGGAAGCCATGGCGATTTTTGTGTGGGCATCTGATGTGTTCATGCGAGAGAGAAGTTGACAGATGAGTGCATATAGTGCAACCTCTTTTTCTGATGAACGCACAACTCAACACCGAAGTAACAGGAATGTGGGACTCCAGCACGATTGGCGCACCACGACGTGACATGATAGATGAACCGTGGCAGGACGAACCCGTGGTTCCATACCACGTCCTCCTGCAAAACGAAATCGAAGCACTGCGAGACGAGGTGAAGAATCTCCGTTCGCAGTTATTGTTTCCCAATAGCGAGCCGAAGTTTCTTGGGTTCCCCGTCCGGCACTACGACGCTAGTGAAGAAGACTGCAAGCGCACGACCTACGAGTGCTTCATTCTCGGGCAGTGGAGAGAGGTTGTCACCACAGCACTCCGCTGGGATAGCGAAGAGGCAGTCCATTCTATTTGCAACATCCTTCGTCGGGAGGCGAAGAAGTGAAATGCCCAGCATGTCGCGCCAAGCTACAGGTGAAGGAATCCCGCAGGCTGAAGGACGAACACGGCAACCAATTCATTCGCCGTATCCGCTTCTGCAAGAACGAACACCAATGCGTAACGCACGAAATGCTTGCGATACTCTCCCCCATCCCAGACACTTATCGCCCTAAAAGGGAAAGGGCAGAATACCAAAGACAATGGAGACGGCTCAATCCCCCGAAGGAGAAACAGAAGAAGGAGTCGGATTGGCTCGAAAAGATAAACGCAAAATTGGAGACTACATCGCCCCAGACACGATCCTCGTTATCGTCGTCTGCATCATCTGTATCCTCTACCTTATCTTCTCGTGAAAGATAGAACCATTCCCCCGTGTCCGGCAGCAGGCGGCGGTGTCCACCTCTGGATAATGCAAGCAGGCTGGCAGTGTAGGCTCCAAGGAATGGACGCACAGGAAGCCGTCCGCTACCTCCGAGCAGGCATGACCCGCTATCCGAACCCAAGGAACGAGGTAGAACACGCAGTAGAGAAAATATATGAAACGATTTTAGAGAATAATGGGCAGTATAATGCACAGTTCAAAGCCCCGAAATGGCCCGAGCAAGACCCCATCCAGATACGGGAGATCGCCGCTAGTAACCTTGGAGCGGTTGATCTGTGGGAAAGATCACCAATTCGCCTAGGAGATGACCTAGAGGAGCAGGCACAGCGAGTCCTGCCTAGGCTATTCCCGAACAATCCGTGGGTCTGCGCTGGAGATAAGTGCAAGTTCTTTACCGAGCGATTAGACCAGTTCCTGCAATCGGCTGGAGGGCTGGAGCAGATCGTTCCCAGCCCGATGACGGCTAAGTATGGCAAGACCAAGGACGGCAAGCAAAGCCAGCATACCCTAGACGCTACAGGTGAAAGAAGGTTCCTCGTAGTAGAGGGCGACAAGATCGACAAGGATATACAGGCGGCTATACTTCTGAAGCTCGCAGAGAAGATGCCACTAGCTCTGGTGGTAGACTCTGGTGGCAAGTCGCTGCACGGATGGTTCTATGTAGAGGGCCAGAAGGAAGACAAGGTTCTCTCCTTCTTCCGCCGAGCCTGCGTTCTCGGGGCAGACCGAGGACTTTGGACGCGCTCCCAGTTCGCTCGGATGCCGGGAGGTATGCGGTCAAACGGAAACAGGCAGAACATTCTGTATTGGAACCCAGAGGCTATAGCGTGATCGACTTGTATACATTTATGGGGATAGACGATAACGGCGACCACAAGATATATGTCTCTCCGTTCAGGCTTAACTCACTGAGCGATATGCACGAACGTGACGAGTCATTCCCAGCAGGAGTAAAGGGAGCGATCCCCGAAGAGAAGTGTGTTGAAGCACTCCACAAGATTAGAAAGTATTACGATGATAACGAGAAAGGTCGGACTAAAAAGAGGAAGGCCGCTTAAAGCTAGGAAGGGACTGAACCGAGTCAGCAAGAAGCACAGGGCTGAACTCGCTGTCTATTCCGGCAAACGGAAGGCGTATCTTTTAAGCAATCCATGTTGCGATATCTGCGGTGTTGAAGCTACTGACATTCACCACAAGGCTAGACGCGGAAAGAATCTGAACAACGTAGAGACGTGGATGCAAGTATGTCGCCAGTGTCATCAATACATCGAATCAAACGGCAAGTGGGCACGGGAACACGGCTACATAACACAGACTTGATATGACAATCTTCGCAATAGACCCCGGCCCTGAGAAGAGCGCGTTCGTCCAGTTCGACGGGAAGATCATCGACTACGGGCACGTCCCCAACGCAGAGATGAGGCAAATCTTAATCGGCAGGGAATATGACCACGTAGCAATAGAGATGATCGCAAGCTACGGCATGGCGGTAGGAGCAAGTGTCTTTAATACCTGTATGTGGGTAGGACGCTTCTGCGAGATAGCTAGGAAGGAGCCACAATTGTGCTACAGAAAAGACATTAAACTACTTTTATGCGGCACGATGCGGTCAAAAGACAAAGACATCAGACAAGCTCTTCTCAAAAAACTAGGCGGGCAGGGAACCAAGAAAGAACCCGGTGCAACCTACGGCATAACCTCGCATTGCTGGGCAGCGTTAGCCGTAGCAGTGTATGCAAAGTCAACTATTGACAACCAAACAGAACTTCAGTAACTTCTACATACAACGGTTATTGGTTTCCCGTTGTTGACTGTAGTGTTCATCACTTGGAGGCTCCTCGAAAGGGGAGCCTTCAAAGTTTCGGGCGATAGTAGACGCATGGCCTCTTCTTCGCCGCGATAAGAGTCTTGATCGTTCTTTTCTCGACCTTTCCCTCTTTAAACAATCGGCTCAGCTTCTTCTTGCCGATCTTGAATTTACTTTTAAGTCCGCCGTCTCGATACCATCCAGTCGATTCAATTTCCTTTTCTGTCTGGCCCGATGTTTCTTCAGCGAGCCTCTTCCACGCCTCGCTTACAGCGGCAATATCCAAGGATTGTTTGGTTTTCGTTCGCATAGGTTTACTGTTAGTTGGTTGTCCGTGTAGTAGCCGTAACCGAATCCTTGGCTCCAAGCCAAAGTAGCGCGGCGGGTTTTCGCGTAGTCTGCATCGAGCTTCATCAGTGTCCCGACGCAGTAAGCTGTGGAAGGATTGAGTGTGCGGCCCGGCTCCACGCCTACTCTGTGCAAGTGTCCCATGATACAGTTGCCATGTGACTCTGCATGATCGCGGATGGCTGATAGATTGAACATGAACCCGTGGATGAACTTGAACCCACCCAAAGAACAGTATGACCGAATGTCATACGGATACATCCTCGCCTTGAGGTTCTTCGCCACTTTCTCCAGTTCTTGGATAACAATAGTCGCCGCATGTGCAGCCAGTGCGTTAGGGGAGTGCGCCAACTTGAACAGGCGATCCTCGTGATTGCCGTAAAGGATATGCTGGGGGCGAAGTTCTTGAAGGAAATCCACACCCGCAGCGAGATCGTCAGCGACACTCGCCGCCCTGTCCGCAGAGTTCGGGTCGTTCATTGCACCGCTGCGAGCCGCAGCCATATCCACGAAGTCTCCTAAGTGGATAGTGGTATCTGGTTTGAACCTGTCTTTAAATGCGAGAACTGCGTCCCGCGCCTCTGGGTCGATGTGATCGCCATGTGAACAGGACACGGCCAGCCACTTCTTCCATTGTCTACCTACGTTGAACGGAGCGAACTTATCGCTACGCTTCTGGTTTTTTTTCATCTTGTTTTTCTATTACGGGACACGGGAATTCGTCCTGTGACCACATTGGGTTCCCTCTTTCATCAAGGAAGGGAAAGTGTCTCAAGCAAGAATAGGCTTTGTCTTTAAGTTCCTTTACGGTCTTCGGTCTGGTCGAGCTATCCAGAAGATCGCGCAAGAAGTTGCGAGTCTTGTAGAGTGCGTATTGTTGCTCCGATCTTAAACTCATACTGTTGATTTCTCCGTGTCTGGGGTGAACAACTGAAAGAAAAGATTGGTGGGGCCGAACCAAGAGAACCCGTTACCCCACGTAACGATTCCTGCTGTGGAAGATTCCACGACTTGTTGTGACTTACCGCAGCCTTGCTGGTCGCCACGGAATGTCCACCACGTTCCTTGTTTCGGTAGTTGGTTCATAATTCAAATGCTGTTTCTTTGCACAGGTATTGTTTCGGGAATACAGAGAGGAGTCGCATCACTGCATCTTCAGCACGGGCAATAGAATCCTCGTCGTTGTCCGGCAGAACTGCGTGTAAGACCTCGTGGATCGCTGTGCCGAGTGCCTCGCTGCTGGGCTTGATGTAGATCGTGTTGTCCTCATACGAGCAAAGCCCCTCGTCATCATCGGCGATGCTGACCTCCGGTGCATCGGACTTTCTAGGGGCACGGAAGAGTAGCTTCCACTTCTCTCCGTTTATTGTCAGCGTTCGCCTGACTACGTTTGGCATGTGAATAACTCTGGAGGAGGTTAAAAGAAATGTAAAGAAATTTTTACCACTTCACCCTTGAGGCCCAATATGCCGCAGACATTGCGCCCTTGGAAATGTTCTTAGCATGCCTTGCTTTAAATGATTCGCGGCGTTTACGATAGGCGGCAGACTCTCCTTCTTTTTTTGGGCTTCCGCTAACTCCCTGCTGCCCGAAGCGAATAACCTTCTTTTGGCTTCCGCTCTTTGCGTAAACGACGTGGCTCTTGGTAGGGTGGGACGGAGTGCGCTTCGGCTTGTTGTATCCCGAAAGACCAAGCCGCTTCATTGTCCCGTTAGATTTTTCTGTCGCCATGAGTAAGTGCCTCCTTGATGATTTGCTTTACGTGGTTAATCTGCCGCGCCTTCAGACATTTGGCAAGCACTTCCCGCAACCTAGCGATCTCCTTGCGGAGTTCCTCTTCAGTAGGCATAAGCAATCTTCATTATCCCGTAGACCGCGATCAGCGACGTGCAAATGGACATCAAGGCCAGCACGAATATTTTGTATTCATCTTCGTTCATATTGTTAAACAATAAAAGTCTTGGCGAAGTCGTAGGCTTTGTTCCAGCGATTGACCAGCCCCACCCAGAACTTGGCCCTCGCTCCTACAGGTGGGGCTACCTTGCGCTCATACGCCTCTCTAGCGCGTCGGAGGGAGGTGAGCAGGGCATCGGGCTTCTTCAGTGCCTCAAGCAATGTAGCGCGGGTTTTAGGCCCAAAGTTGCCGTCATCTATTACACGCAAGGCAATCTGTAAAATACGCAAGGCTCCACGTGGCCCACGATTGAATACAGAATCTCGCAAGAATGCCTCTATCGCAGGGTGGGTTGTCCACTTCGTAACAATATCCGTATAAGCCAGTAGGTAGTCCACGATGTATTCCTCCGCAGCGGGGAACCTCTTCGCTTCCAGAAGTTCTTTAAGCCGTCTCGCTGCATCTGGGTGGAACCTGTCGTTGATTCCGGCGATCTCGTAAGTCCCCCCCCCGTCAGCAGCGGGTAGTTTGTAAACACGTAGGTTCCCGTTCTTGTCCCGCCTCGCCTCGACAGAAACGATAAACCGCGCCATCTCCAGCCTCTGTGCCAAAGTGGATCGCATTAGAAGTCGGCGTTACCTCTGATCTCGCCCTTCAGGGGGAAGACAGACATACTGAAAAATAAACTATCCAGCAGGCGCACAATAAACGAGCGGCGATCTTCAATAGGATGAACCTCAATCGGGTTATCATACCAAACGTGAGAAGGATACGGTATTTCCGAATAGCAAATGTTCGCACATGCGATAAGCAGGAACACGCCGAATACCTTTTTGCGGACTGGCTTCGCCCTGCGGACTTCTGCTTTAGGATTGAACTTACCGCCGGGTGCTGTTCGCTTGATCTGCTTCCTAGCTTTAACCCGCCCGTATATCGCAAGCGATGCGCCTGCAAAGTCCATCACGAGCGTAACGATCTCGGTCAACTCCTCGTTAACAATATCGACCTTGAGATACTTAAGAAGCTGGGCAAGAAGCAGGACGATAACACCGATAATCGTCCGAGATTGCCACCAAGCTTTCGTCTCTTCGCTCATTGCTTGACGCGCTGCACAGCCAACTCGATTGCAAGATTGATAACAGAGTTCGCGGCTTCGATCCCGCGTTGCTTGGCGGCAGTTTCGATACGGACAAACGCAGCCTTACGCTTCTCTTCATTCGTCTTGTTGCTCGTCAGCAAAGAGGAGACAACTTCCAGCGCGATAGGAAGAATGTCCGCAAGCAGCTTAGACGTGCTGTCCCGCAGAATCGGGACGATAAAAGTAAGAACCGTCTTGGATGCACCCGTAAGAATGGCGAGTAACTTAGTTAGTATGTTTTTCATTTCTCTTCTCTTTTTCGATGTGTCGTTTTTCCAGCATAATAAAGATGGAAACAATCGCGGCAATCGTTCCGAATGCAAGCGATGAGACGCGGAGCCACGCCTCAAGATGAGGGAGGAAGCTGATAGCGAATGCGAGAAGAGAGGTCATACTTCCAAGAACTCCGTGGGTTTGGGATTGAATCGGTGTATCAATATTCATATCCAGTTATCTATATTGTTAAGAGTAGGTCGCTGTCAATCTATCATCCCACTCTACGTTAGTCGCAGTAGTGGTAGTTACGTTGCCGCCAGAGTCAACTACGTTGCGGTAGATTGTCCACACAGGAGAGGATTCGGAGGAGCCTAAAGGAGCCAGACCGATGTAAGATGTATCGGTAACGAAGTCAGAGCGAATCTCTTGAGATAACTCAATCGTTCCGTCCTTGTTCGGGATTACGAGCGTTCTAACGGTAGCGGTAGATACCCCCGAGACGTCGAACTGAACTTCTCGCGTAGAGTCGGCATCGTGATAAATAGTAAAGTTCGCATCCGAGAATACGTCGGGGAATGTCCCTGCGTATGTCCAGTCGGTCAAAGCTCCCGCATTACTCAAGCGAACGTAGATACCCGCTGGATGCCTGCCGATAAACCAAGTGCCGGATGCCTCACGAACGAGGTAAGCCGAGTTTACTGCGGGAGTTCCGACAGTAATAGGGAGGTCGGCGTAGTATTGCACCTCGCCGTCGATGTAGGAAGACCCGCCTCCTCCACCGGAGAAGTCCAGCTTTCCAGTAAATGGATTAAATACCCACATTAGCTGATATTAGAAAGACGGTCATTATCCGCCACCGCACCACCGACATAAGTTAATGTGAGAGTTTTTACGCTGCTCCCACCATTCTTGTAAAAGACTTGGTATATGTTATTTGTGGAACCGTAGTAAGTAATGTCCACCTCGTCAAACGGAGGGATTGGAAAAGACGATACCGAGCCTGCCGTCTGGTAGGTGTTCTCTGTGATTTTACGGAGCAGGTTGTTCTGTCCGTCGCCAAGTATCGGTAATGCTGCCATATCAAACTTTTAAGCCTTTAGTTATCGTTAAACAAGTAAATTCACTCTTGGAAGACAGCGTAGTTCAGATTCGCGTCAGTCATCGTCCAGCGCATCCACGCCCTCGCTATATCGTTAGGATCGTCAAAGTAAGCCCTGATCTGCACAGACTTCCAATGCGAATCCCACACCCACAGCCTGTTCTTCCCAGTAGGATACATATAAACACAAACCGCGTGACCCCACTTGTCGGTGTAAATAGTAAGAACCTTGGCTTGAATTCCGTTCGCCTTCAGTCCCTGCGTCATTACAATCGCTTCAGGGAGACAGGCGTTCTTATACTTGCCCACCCACGGAGGAGTGTTCGCAGTAGGATTCGCCGTGCATCCCGCTACGAGCAACGCCAGCAGCAGGATGAAAGCTCGCATTAGCTCAAGGCTGCGGCAAGCTGTGCGCCAGTCGTAGCAACCGTGCTGGAGTTCTTCAGGCGAGTGCCAATAGCACCGCTAGTCGTAAGCGCGGATGTCTGCGTATCCCAAACGTCGGTAGCAGTAAGTGTGGAGACAGGAACTTCGTTCGTGCCGTCCCAGACAATACTACCAGAACCGACGTTCGTAGAAGCAGCGATAAATGCAATTTCGTAAGTTCCCGCAGAGCCAGTCATATTCCCGCTGTAGAATCCAGAGGAACCAACCTCCGTAAGCGAGATGGCGGAACCTACTGAGGCTCCATTTTGAAAACGTTGAGCGGTAACTGTAAGCCCGCTTGTCGGAAGTGCGATGTTAAGTTCGTTTGCCATATTAGTAGTTAGTTAGCTGGTTCCCATTGACGCTCCACCCTATCGTCAAACCATACGACAACAGGATTCCATTCGCCTTCTTCGGGTTTATCAAGTTTAACGAGAGGAACGATAGTCGGTGTGACCCAATCTTCAGGCGTTGGATAAGGTGCAAGCGTGTCGAGGCGTGGGTTGCCCTCGTCATCCAGCACGATGCTGATCAGTTCCTTGGTTCCATCTGCGAAGATTACTCCGTATGTTTTCATAGATTAAATTCCGTAGGCGATTTCGACGGCATCCACGCTGGCGACCCATCTCCAGATTTCGCTGGTGATGCCTGTGACTTCGACTTTGAGTGCATCGTTCGTGTCGTTGGCAGAGAGTGCGATGGTTGTGCCTGCCGCGTTATCGGTTCCGATAGTCACGGGCGCATAGACTTCCGTGGTAGTTCCGGCGACATTCTTCAACGCATACTGGCGCAGGTAGTGTGCTACTGCGGTGCCGTCTGATTTGATGCCTGTGATGTTGATGGTGAGGCCGAGGACTTTGCCGCTGGGGATCGTGAGGCGAGTTGCGCTGCCGTCGAGGAATAGCTCGACTGCGGCGTTCGTCGTGGTTTTGTTGCGAAGGACGAAGCGGGCGCGCTGGGCATCGCCAGCTGCGGCGAATCCACCTGCGGCATGTGCTTGCATTGAATATCTGTCTGCCAATGAATTTGTTCCAGCAAAAACTCCAGCGAAATTACCTGTTACAGAACCTTGTGCGGCACCTCCAATTATTCCAACTGCACCCTGACCGCTCACCGTGAAGAATTGTCCACCAATCGCTATACTTCTATCTCCCGTAGATTGCCCTCCAGAGTCGCCAAGTCCAATTGCAAGGCTTTGGTTTCCAGAAGCAGTTGCTCCATTTCCAATTGCGATTGAAGAAGCACTGCTGGCTGTTGCTCTCCTTCCAATTGCAATTGAATTTGTTCCAGAGGCGACTTGGGTTGCTAATGACCTATCTCTAACCAAACAAATGCTATTCGTGCCCCTCGCATTTCCTCCAGTTGCAGTCCCATCTGGCTTTGGCCCAAGGATAAACGCTCCCGTGCCTTTCGGCGAGAGGACGAGGGCACTGTTGGTTTCGGTGGTGTTCTCGGAGAGGGTGACATTGACCTGCACGCTGTGTCCCGTGAGGAGAGTGCCTGCGGTGATATTCGTTGTAAAATTGATAGCCCCACCGCCAATGCTTGTCTCAAGTTTAAAAGTCGCGCCAGAGACTTCGCGGACAAAGTAATTGGTCGTAGTGTTAAGTCCAGAGCCGCCCGTCAATGCGATAAATCGGACGGGCTGTTCATTGGAAAACGCGGAGCCTGTAACGGTGATAACATCAGTCCCCGCATCTCCGGTTACGGTGGTAAAAGAAACAACCGTATCCTCTACGATAAGGCCGGAATTTTGAATAGTGTATCCACTAGTCCCATCTGCGCGCGGAACAACATTGTCCACAACCCCAGTAGTTCCACCGATACCTGTGATGTTGCCTCCAGAAACCGTGATGCCTACTGGAGTAAGTTGCTCCATCACGCCTGTTCCCGCTGTGCTGCGGCCTACGATGCGGTTGGTGGCGATGCTAGTAGAAATGTCGGGTGTCGCTCCACCAGAGCTAGTCAGCGGAGCGGTAGCAGAAACAGAGGTTACACCACCCGATGCGTTAAGTGTGGTTCCTGAAAGAGAAAGCCCGGTTCCCAGCGTGATCTCTTCAATCGCACCAGTTCCCGCAGTTCCGCGTCCCAACAGTTTGTTGGTCGCCATGATTGTCTTGCCCGAGCTTGTTCCGATCATCGTTTATGTATAAGTTAGCGTTTCTCTGTCAGACCAAGCACCTGTAGCACTCCCGTCTGAAACAACTTCTCCCGCAGAGTTTATTTCTGTTTTGTAAATTGTCCAGTCATTTGAATCCTCCGGATTGCTTTCGGGATAATCTTCCCAAGCAAGCCGCCCGATATAAAGTTCCAATCCGTCTGAACTGGTGGCGGATAGAAACAAATAAAGCGAAGGATCACGTGGTCTAGCCAGCCGAAATACTTCGCCCGATTCGTCTTTGCTGTAGAGCCTGCGATCCGTTAGATTGATCGCAAGCTCCCCAGCGGTGAGGTCTTGCGCCTCAGGGACTCGCCCCGAGACGCTTGACCGTTTTAATTTGATCGTTGTAGGCACGATCCTTCTAACTTATATTAGAAGGTTCCGCCGTCAACTTCTCCCTCAAGAGCGGAGATGCGGGACTCGTGGTCCGCAACGTCGGTCTCAAGGCTGGTAGCACGTCCTTCAAGGGCGTCGATGTCGGACTCAGCCGTATCCACGCGACCGCTCAGGGTGCTAGCCGCAGACTCAATTGCAGTAATGTCGCTCTCAGCGGTATCAAGCCGACCGTCGAGGGAGGAAACGTCACCCTCAAGCGTGGTGGCGCGGCCTTCCAATGCGTCGATGTCGCCTTCGGCTGTGGTCACACGACCTTCCAGCGTGGTAGCGGCAGACTCAATGGCGTCGATGTCGCTCTCGGCAGTGTCGAGGCGTCCTTCGGCGGCGTCAACGTCGCTCTGAAGGGTGGCAACATCACCTTCGAGGGTGGTCGCACGACCTTCAACGGCGGTAGCACGGGACTCAAGCGAGTCGATATCGGACTCGGCGGTGTCAACACGTCCGCTCAAGGTAGAAGCTGCTGACTCAATCGCTGTAATGTCTCCCTCAATCGACGAAAGGCTGTTCGCCACAGTCGAGGCGAAGTTAGCGTCATCGTTAAGAGCGGCGGCGAGTTCGTTCAACGTGTCGAGAGCCGCAGGAGCGGAGTCGATCACATTGCTGATCGCGGTGTCAACGTAGCCCTTGGTCGCGGCGTCGGACGAAGCAACAGGAGTCGCAACGTTCTCAACCACAAGCGAGCCAGCGTCAATACCACCCGAGAAGGTTTTCTTACCGGATACGGTCTGAGCAGAGGCTTTATCAACGAATGTGCCCTTACCAGCGATGGCCTCAATCGAGGTGCCATTACCGATGTAGAGTGTTTCGTTTACGAAGTTATGTGCCAATTCACCAGCAAGCAAAGAGGCGGGTGCCCCTGCGCTGCCAGTTAGACGGCGTTTAATGCGGATATTAGTAGCCATATTATTATTTCTTTCTGGTTGTTGTTTTGTTTGAAGCTAGGGTTACTTAGCCCCAGCCCTTCCTTGCGAAAGTGTCGTTGTTTTAAAACTCTCCCCCGTCATTGTCAACACGCAAAGGGACATATTTATTTTGATCGCTATTCCACAGATAAGGAAGACCTTCCTCTTCTTCAAAATAAATGCGACCACGCTCTCCGGTTGCAGGAAAGTTATCTTTTGTTAGATAAGTTACCACATCGTCAAAGTCTGTAGGCAAACTATCTGCGACAAGCTTACCCTTCTCTTCGACCACTCGTCCGTTGTAGATTACTTTCATATTAAGGCGCGTCTGCGTTTACGATATTATTGTCTCCATCTAAGCAGAAGCGGATAATACCTGATCCTAATGGAGTTTGGTATGTAGCGCCAACACCAATTAGTCGGCAATATATTAACTGACCAAATAAGTCTGAAACTCCTCCAAAGCTACCAGCACCACTTAAACATGAAATATAAATTCCAGATGCAGTTTCTCCAAAGCTATCCAACCCGGCAACGCATCCATAAAATTTTCCAGTAGACGATCCTCCAAATGCAGAAAAACTAACATCACCACCACTGCAATTTTCAAAAACCTGAAGTGGTTTATCATTGGAAATTAAAAATTGTTGAATACCAACAGAAATGCCACTAACTCTTACATCGTTAGCAGTTACATTCAGCGTGTTATTGGAAACAATAACTGCTGGGCTTTGAAATTGTGCGCCTAGTCCTACGAGGTCTACATACTCTGCGTCTATCGCAAGTTCGGAGGAAGGTGAGTAAGTTCCGGGAATGATGAAAACTGTAATGCGATTGCTCGCTGATGGGCTTTTGGCTTTAGCCTCGGCGTATTTTGCAGCAAGATCGTCGCCGGGCTGGACGAGGACGTAATTGTCTCCGCTTGATTGTAATGCGGAGGAACTTGTGACCGCGCTTGCGTAAGTATTCTGCGCGATCTTGAACAGCAGATTGTGCTGTCCGTCACCTACTCGCGGTTGAGACTCGCCTGTGTTGGCGGCTATTTTCGCAAGAAGGTTGTTCTGTGAATCGTTAAGTTGTGGGAACTGTGCCATTTCAAGCAATTCCTGCGCGTTGACGTAGACGCTCTTGGAACGGCACTTCCTCTTCTACGGACTCTTCCTCTTCCATTTCACCCTCGGGCATCTCCTCTTCTTCCATCTCTTCCTCTTCTTCTTTAACAAGAGGATACCCGTCGATTGAAACAAGGGTGAACTCTCCATCTCCGCAGTAACAAACTTTAGCGAGAACCTCTTTCTCCTCGCCTTCTTTCATATCGGAGTAATCGAATCCTTCTGGAGCATCGAACTCGACGCCCTCTTTCTCGGGTTTGCCCATACCGATAATAACAGCCATTCCGCCTTTGCCTTCGTTTTTCATATTGTTCGATCTTTCTTTAGTTAAGGTGCGAGGAGGGATCGAACCTCCCCGCACCGTGAGCGTAGCTTACGCTACCAACTGCTTAGGAGCAGGACTGGTAGATCGTGGCGGGCGAGCAGCGGAGGTGCATGATAGCATAACCCCACTCAACACGCTTCGGCTGAGAACCCTGCATGAACAGAGCGTAGAAGTATCCGGTCAAGCCAAGGATGTTGTTCACGTTGTCCTTGTTGTTGATCCAGATGAACTCACCGCGATAGTTGACAGGATCGAACTTCAGTCCCGAACCGGGGCTGGTGATGACCTGAGCAACACGCGAAGTGAAGACGTGCGGGTTGTAGATAACGCTAACCTCGTAAGGAGCGGTGCGGTAAGCCGGATTGACAACCGCTTTGCTGCCCGTGGTGGCTGCGGCGTTCGCATAGAACGGAACGCGGACAAACTGCCCGTTAACGAAGTTGTAACGAGGAGCCTGACGATCAACGATGTGAACGAAGCCAGAGTAGGCGAACGAAGCGCCGAAAGGCTTGATCAACTCGTCAACCTGCGAGGAGAAGCGGAGGTCTTGACGGATGTCAGAGTTCTGCTTCTTAATGTAGTTCGACGTTTCAGGCGAGCAGATGAGCGCGTATTGCGGCTCACCGTCAACCATTGCGTAATGCCCCTCGGCGGAATCACGAGCCAGATCGAGATAGAACTGGTCGAGCATACCTTGGTCGAGAGCGAAGGTCGGGGCCACGGCGGGGAACGCCTGATCCGAACCGCTGACAGACATGGCGAGCGTGTCGTTCACGTCGGTAACAACTTTGTTGCCGCAGAGACGGATGAACTCGTCACGGTAACGGTTGCTCCAGAACCACTGGCTGTTCTCTTTGAGAACCTTAACCTCACCAGCCAACTGCTCCTCGGCCTTCCACGCAGTGCGGAGGTCGTTGACGCAGAAGCCGGGGCTACGGATAGCCGACTGCTGGAGGTTGTAGCTCTTGAGGGTGCGGGCAAACTCAACGGTTTGCGGGGTCGGGTTACAGGAATTGCCTGTTCCGTCGTTGGTTCCGACGTCTTCCCAAGCTGTAGAACTGACGTTTCCGACAGTCGAACGCTCTTGGATAAGGGTCTGGATGGACTCACCCATTCCGGCAGGGAAGGTATCCTGCTTGATGAGGCGGTTCCACACATCGGTTCCGATAAGTTTCGCGGAGATCATTTCTCCGATACGACCAGCTTCTTGCTGGAGTTGCTGATTCACATCAGCGAGATTGTATTGTGACATTTGTTTATCTTTCTAAATGATTGTTAATTGTAAGTCGCCCCTCCCGCATTTGCGGAAACGGCATTTTCTCTTATCTCCTCCGAGCCACTTGAGAAGCCCTTGCGGGTTTTTTTAAGCTCACAATTAGTCTATACTATGCTTGCGGAACACAGCCTCCGTGGAACCTTTTTCAACAGGTTATCCAACCCTGCATCGCAAGGGGTAATGTATTATTTAAAGTTATGCAAGGATTATTTACAAAAAAGAAAGGCGCACCATTTACGATGCGCCCTTCAATCAGTATGACAACACTAAACTATGCAACCATCCTGGACACCATGTTTTTCACGAAGTCTTCCGTGTCAACCTTGGTGTAGTCTACTGGTTTGTTTGTATCTTGAGGAGTCCTCGGTGAGGAGCCTCCTGCGGCAGGCGCGGCACCACCGCGCAACTTGACGTTCTCCTTGCGAGTTGTCTCCAATTCGCTTTGGAGTGATGTGATGCGATCCACGAGATCGGGGAGAATAGCAGCACCAGCGATTCCGTAAACCTTGAGGTCTTCGGGCCACTCGTCGTAGTTCATAATCTCCTGCTGGAGTTTGGCTACGTCTGGGCGCTTATCTTCCGGCAGAAGGTTAAACACCTTTTCTCCGATTTTAGGGATGACCGTATTGATCGCAGTTTCGCGTTGAGCGATAAACTGTTTATACGCCTGTTCGCGTTCGGCTAGTTCGCGTTTCTGCGATAACTCAAACGCTTCTTTGCTGTTCTGCTCGATCTCTTGTTTGCGGTTGTGGATGGCAAGCATGTTATCCGCAAGAGTGTAAATCTTTGTTTTGTCCCTTTCAGACCAATCGGCAAGCAACTCTTCCAACGCTTTAGGATTGCCGTTGATGTCGGCTTCCAAGGCATCAACAATATCCGCGCCGTCTACGTTGTTTCGCTTGGCGTAGAAGTCCACGTCATCGAACAACTTGTTAAGAGGCTCCGTAACGTATTGCTTATACTCCTTGCTGGATTGAACTCGCGAGATGTAAAGCTCCCCGTCCAAAGCTTCCCGTTCAGCTTTGATCTCTTCGATCTGGGCCTTAAGAGCATCGACTTCCTTGGAGGTGGATTCAAACTCCTCGCCGCGTTTTTTAAGTTCGGCAAGTTCCTTTTGAGCGGACTTCAAGTCTTTCTCTGCTTGCTTTAGTTCTTTCCAGCGAATCTTGGACTTTTCGTCGGTAGGCTGGGGTTCCTCGGATTCTGCGGCAACTGGCTCCTCTGTAGAAGGTTCTTCTACTTCTGGAGTGGATTCCACTTTTTGCCCCGTCTTTTCTGGAGCAGGTTCCGCCTTCGCCTCTTCTTTGATAGCGTATGAAGGAACGGGTGTGTTTGGATTCGGGGGACGCTCGGTTAGCGTGGACTCCGCGCTAAGATCATTCCTAGCAATGGAATCCAATGCTCCGCGTAGATTTGTAATTGCCTCGTTTGTAGAAGCTGGTGCCTCTTGTGCTTGTTCGGACATGTTGCCTTTCTATTGTTTACTTTTTGATGCCTGCACGGTGACGGGCACCCCAAGCCTTGCCTTTGGTAGCAACGCTGGTTTTCTTGCCGATTGTTTTCTTCGCAGGTGCCATAGCTCCCATGCGACCACTTTCTTTTTGCATTGTTTTCATATCTTTACTCCGGTTGGTTGTTGATTTGTGAGAGCCTCTCGGCCTCGTTGATTTCGTCTACAGTGTATAACCCTGTAGAGAAAAGTCGTTCTCTTGCTTGCTTAATGTATTCCTGTTCAAGCCTGTTGTCCTTGAGTTGAGGGCGCTTGGCAAGCGATTGCAGCTTGTTGTGAAATTCGTTAGCTCCGATAGACTTGCCAGCCTCCAGCGATAGAACGTCACGCATATCCACGTCGCTTCGAACTGCTGGCTCTTTAGGAAACGATTCTTGTCGAACAATAACAAGTGCTTCCTTCATAACTGGATCGTCAAGCAATGCCTCAAGCCTAACGAGTTTCTCTGAGTTGAGTTGGAATAACTGTCTTGCGGTCATACGCGGATGCCCTGACGTTGGATTTTACTCGCAGCTTCCGCATCGCGGATTGCAAGTTTCTGGTTTGCTTCCTGTTGTTTCATAATCATCTTCTGCTGGTGTGACTGGTAATCCATCTCCAGCTTGGCTTGACGTTCGGCACGTTGTGCTTCGATCTTCGCAATAACGTCAGGCGATATTCCTTGAGGGGTAGCCTCTACAGCCTGTCCTTGCGCCATAGCGGCCTGCTGCGCCTCCATCTCTTGAGCCTGCATCTTCTGAACCTTGAGCGTTCCGTTGTGCAGAATCTCGTCAGCTTGCTGAAGCATCTTGCGGAACATCGCAGATTCTTGACGAAGCAATGGGTCTTGCGACATGCGCTCGACGTGCTGTGCCATGTGCTGGTTAAGATTGTTGATACCCGGCAAGACTCCAGCGATAGACATCGGATCAATTTCCAGTGCGTCCTGTGTCTGAGTGACAAGCGGGTTAAGTGCTTCGGCGTGAACCTTGGAGTGGACAAGATCGTTCTGTCCGTCGAGGACGGTAATCTGTCCACCTTGGACGAGGACGTTGTTCTCAACTTGAGCGAGCGAGGCGTCCCAAGTGGGTGTCTCTGTTTCGCCGGGAGCAACAGCGTAACGTGCCGCATTCTCGTAACCAGCAGTCTCCGAAGCGATATCCCAGATAAGGTTCTTCTTGCCGAAGTCAGGCAGCGAACCAAAGATCGCCATAAGCCTGTCGTAAGCCAACATACGGGCGGCTTCTGATCCAGCACCGACTGGTTTGGTGATTCGCAGGCGATCTGTATCCAGCGCGTAAAATGCTTGGAGGTAGCGGTCTTTCGCACCAAATCCTTCCGATCCACGCATGAGCAAGCGTTTCTTGAGTTCGGAAATATATTGCCCTCCAGACTCGTTAGAGTCGTAGTCGCGGCGTTTCATTCGCGCAACCATCTGGCGCATCAAACTCTCCCAAGGATCGAAGAACAAGTTAAGCGCAGAGATGGACATCTTCGCAATGTTGCCGAGTTCAGCACGGACTTGGGTAGCCGACTTCTCTACGCTCGTATTGATAAGCGATTCCGTATTGTATGATGAGGTTCGCTCACGGAATAGCTGGGTAAACGCGTTAACGATAGGCAGCGTTCCGTTACTGACGTTGGGAACTATAGTATCCTTAATGACCTCAATACCCGGAGAAAGCAAATTATAGACTCCATTCGGGATGAACTGCATCTCTTGCAGGGCAGACTCGTCTTTAGGCTGGAACGTAGGAGCCGAACCAAAAGACGCAATTTCAAGCAAAGAACAATACGCACGGTTCAGTGCGCCGTTAATCGCAAAGACGTCGTATCCCTGCCCCCGAACGCCGTGATAGTATCCGTTAGTTCCGACTCCGTAAGTAAATACAGTATAGGCTTGGTAGCTGTCTTCAAATCGACCGATCTTCTTGTAAAGGAAGTCCTGCACTCCGTTGTCATCCACGATCATGTAATGACTAACCTTATCGTCAAACTCCTTAACCCAGATGTGAACAACGCGAATCGACTGTTGGTTCGCTGCTTGTGTGGTGAAATACAAATCGTTGTTGCGAAGCTCGATCTCAAGTTTCTCCCAGTCGTATTGGCGGAATTGGTAGTAATTGTTGTTGTTGTTGACGCACTGGATGATCGCTCGCTTGCATGCCTCTACGTTGAATCCGTTGATTGTGGCGACCTCTTCGTCTTTGATCAACTGATAAAGCTGTGTGGGACTGTAGAATCGCAGGCAGGCAGCAACGTCGATATTCTCCTGACCGATCTCCGTCTTACGGGGAATCTTGAAATCAGACATGTCGGTTGACTTCCAGCGCCAATCCCACTCGTCGTTGAACAAAGCAACGCCAACTCCGTGTTTGATAAACGCATTGCAAAGTTTGAGATACGTCGGGAAGAAATTCCTCCAAGAGCGAATACAAGCAGTCACCTCTTGGGCAACAACCTGCTCAAGCTCGTCCCTTTCAGCCATCGGCCCGTAAGTAGTCGGGCAGCTAAAGAACGTTTGGGGCGCATTGATGATATCCGTGTATCCTGCAATCGCGGTGTCGAGAACCTGTTTGGCGAATCCCCAAGAGACGTTAACTCGGTATCCTTGTCCGGCGTTGATAAGCGCACGTTCGTCGTAAGGTCGCTCGTTGTCGTAAGCAGCGTCAATCTTGCTGCGGTCAAAGGCGCTAACCGCATCCGCCCTGCGCAATGTCTCCCAAATCTCATAAGCTGATTTAGCGTCCTTAATGCGTGAAACTGGCGGCTTACCCGTCTCCTGCGAAAGTGTTTGCAATACGTCACTCATTCTTCATCCTTTACTTTGCGATCCTTAAACATGCTGAAGAACGATTTTGGTTTTTGCTTAACCTCTTTCTTTTCCTCGGTTTCCTCAAACTCCTCGGCAATTCGTTCGGCATCTTCTACGGATACTTGTTTAGCTACTTTCATATCGTTGTTGTTATTGTCCAACAATAGGCTGATGAGACTTCCATCCTTGCAACCGTGAACGAGAACGGCGTCCTCGTGGATCGGATTGTTGAAATGAATGTCCCAAGCCAAGTTGGCAATCGAATCACATACAACATCGCTTTTCTCTTTGCGATAGTTTTTTGTCCTCCAATTATTTTGAATGGATTTGGAGTCGTTTAAGGACGGCACAGTATACCATTGGATGACCGATGACCAATGACGTGTGGTTGCGGAAAGTGAGGATAGAACTGGAGCGTGGCAGATTTCTGTCGAGTAGATGCCGACAGGAGCCATGCGGCTTCCAGCAGCGGATTCAGGAAGCAGTTCGCCGTTGCGTCCTTCGTAGTTTCGTTCTTTTGCTCCGAAGTAAAGTAATGGTTCACGCTTCTCCTTCACTGCTTTTGTTGTGTCCGCATAATATTCAGCATTCAGAATATCCAGCCAGTTGTCGGTAATTGGCGTAGTATCCAACTCAAACCACAGAAAGGCATCGAGTTCTTCGTCGTTACGTAGATGGTAGCAAGTCTGCTGGAAGTAATGGTTGCAGGCCATAGGCCAGCCGTAGTTGTTGTCTGGGATGATAAGCTTATCAACAGTATCGAACTTGCCGCGAAGCTGCTCCACAGCAGTGTCTACATCGGCTTGAACGGAATGCGATCCAACAACGAGCAAATCGTGGTCTGGCGTGTTTTCGTATTTGTCAAAAGCTGCGTAGAGATTAGGCAGTAGTTCTCGGTCTGATTGCGAGATAGGAATAACTAATTTCATATTAAAAAAGCATCGAAAAAGTCGCTTTAAAGCGTATGGGTGAGGACGGTCTTTTATCGTCCACGAACTCTTGGCAGTTTACCTTTCGCCAAACGCGGCGAGGCATAAAGAAGCCATACTCGTAAATACCGCGAGATATAATGATAACTTTAAAACCCGCCCGATCCAACACGAACTGCGATCCTTGGAGTGAGCGTTTAACAGCCAAAGCCAAAGGACTGTTAAGAGGATCGTGCTTAGAGCCGTTGTCATAGTCGGAGGGATTTACTTGGATGTGGAAAGTAACATCCTCGCGTTTTGCGTCAATAAACTTTTCGGCCTGCGTTTTCTCCAGACCGAGAGCTTGAAGGAGCGTCATACCATTCCGGCTTCGCGCTTGGCTTTTTGGATTTCCTTCTTGAGCCAAGAAGTGAACGTGGTTCCCTTCATCATTAGCCAAGCCCGAAAGAACTTCCAATCGTCTGGATTCAGCTTGGCAACTGTCCTGTGTTTGCACTCTTTTTCGTTTGACATGGGGCATAGTTATACACTAATACACACCCGTTGCAACAATTTTTTTGAATGAATATAGACGGTGACCCAAGCACTCCTATTTACGGCGAGCCGATCAAAGGGAGAAAATATAAATACGGATTCAACTGGCGGCAAGGAACGCACGATCTTGCTATTGAGCTAGCGATGTTCCGCGAAAAGATTACTCGCAGGATTCCAGAAGATACAGGAGGACATAAAACATCAGATCACTTTCTTGCAATCGCTAGGGCGCTTTGGCCCGAGAAAGAAGGTAAGGCAGCAGCCAACTTTATCTGGCACCCTTGGGCGACTCGCATGTTAGAGGCTTCTTGCAAGTATGACTACCTTGCGATTGCTGGCTCGGGCGGCTTCGGCAAGTGCCTTGCACCAAACACGCCAGTTCTAATGTATGACGGGTCAATCAAGCTTGCGAAGGACGTTGTTGTTGGAGATCAGTTGATGGGAGACGATTCAACTCCGAGAAATGTTTTGGCAACAAACCCCGGAAGATCAAACATGGTTCGCATTATCCCATCCAAAGGTGATTCTTGGGAGTGCAATGACGATCACATTTTAACTCTTAAGAGGGCTTGGGGGCCAAAGAAAAGTTGGAGACGAGTTGGAGATACAATTGATATTTCTGTAAAAGACTATTTGAAGAAAAGCGACACGTTCAAAGAACAATTCAAATTGTTTTGCACGGGCGTTGAGTGGGATGAGAGGCCGCTTCCAATAGAGCCTAGGGCTTATGGCATTTGGCTAGGTGATGGGTCAACTGGCAAAACACACATCACAAGCAGCGACAACGAGACTCTTGTTAACAATTATATCTGCGATTACTTCACAAAGAATGGATACGATGTTAAAAAAGAATACTACGGGAAAGACACACCCACTTGGATGATTTCTAAAAAATATGCGAGGAGCAAAGACAATGCGTTCTTGCAGCTTGTAAAAGACTCTTCTGGATTTGTTAGAAATAAACAATACGGCAAAAAAAGAATTCTTAAAGAATACCTTATTAACTCCAGAAAAAACAGGCTGGAACTTCTCGCCGGGTTGATTGATTCAGATGGATACACAAATGGAACAGCATACGAAATATCTTGTTCGTATCCAGAGCTTGCAAAAGATATCGTGTTTCTTGCAAGGTCACTTGGGTTTCGCGTTGTAACAGAACAAAGAAAAGTTAAATGCAACTTTGGACTGCATGATGCATGCCGGATAAGCATTATGGGAGATGTTTGGCAGATTCCCGCATTAAGGAAAGTTGCAAGGCCAAAAGAAAGAACGAAGTCGGAAACTGTATCTTTTAAGATTGAACAGCTTGGGGAGGGCGACTGGTCTGGTTTCCAACTAGACGGCAATGGACGGTTCCTTCTTGGTGATTTTACTGTCACACACAACAGCGAATTTTATGCAATATGGGCTATTATCAACTACTTAGCTGATCCAGAGAATACTATTGTCCTTGCTACTTCTACGACGATCAAGGCATCCAAACAGCGCATCTGGGGTAAGATCGTCAAGTATTGGCAAATCTGCGAACAGCTTGGATTGCCGGGTAAGCTTGTAGATTCTCTTAATACGATTCGCTATGTGGATGGCAAGGGTAAGGCAAGCAAGGGCGATCTCGCTGGTATCACGCTTATCCCCGGTGAAAAAAAGAAAGAAAAGGATGCCACTGGAAAAATGCAGGGTATCCACCAAAAGAACGTTATCTTTGTTGCGGACGAGCTTTCAGAACTATCCGAAGCGATTACCGAAGTAGCATTCTACAACTTGAGCAAGGGTTGCGAACGCTTTCAGTTTATCGGTATCTCCAACCCTGCGTCTTACGTAGATGCGTTCGGAAAGTTCGCCAAGCCTAAAGCAGGATGGGATTCGATTTCTGTAGACGATGACGATTGGGAGACCGAGCGTGGGACATGCATCCATTTTGATACACTAAAGAACCCGAATATGATGAAGGGTAAGAAGGTATATTCGTGGATGGATGGGCCGGAAGACCTAGAGAAGGTTCCCGTATCAGAACGCAATACAGCCTCGTATTGGCGAATGTATCGCGGGTTCTGGTGCCCCGCTGGAGTTACAGATCAAATCTACAGCGAGGTTGAGATTATCAACGCCAAGGCTACAGACAAAGCGATCTGGCTGGATAACGAACTTGTTAAGGTCGCGTTCCTCGATCCTTCGTTTACCAACGGAGGAGATAGGGCGATTCTTTACTTTGGAACAGTTGGTAAGCTAATCGAACCTTATGGATATAAAGGGCTGCAATACGATGAGTTCCTTAAATTCGCAGAGGATGTTACAGATCAGTCCTCCACCCGAACCGAGCAGATTGTTCGCTGGTTTAGAGACGAATGCGTAAAGCGTGGAGTTCAGCCGAAGAACGCAGGATACGATAAGTCTGGAGCAGGCGGGCCGCTAGGAGACGTTATCTCAATCGCGTGGAGTAAGGATGTATTTGGCCTTCAGTTCGGCGGAAAAGCTTCAGAGAAGCCAGTGTCCGCATACGACCAGACTCCGGCGCACGAAAGGTATGTCAACGCCGTCAGCGAGATATGGTATTCGCTCAAGGAATACATGCGAGCAGGACAAATTAAAGGCATCTCAGGCGACATGATGCAGGAAATGTGTCAGCGTAAACTTGATAAGCACGGAGTTAAAGACTTGAACATGCGCATTAAAGTAATGCCGAAGTCTGAAATGAAGTTATCTTACGGCATGTCGCCGGATATTGCAGACGCAGGAATGGGGCTTCTTGCGCTTTGCAGGGAGAGACTAGGCTTGGACAGCACTACTGTTACCAAAGCGATCAATCAAAACAACAGAGTTGAAAGCAAAGGTTGGAAAGAAGCATTCGGCAAATTCCGCACGGTTTATCGCTGAAGTATTGTTAAACAATACCTTTACGCTTCGCTTCGTCTAACTCCTCTTGCGTCCATTGCTGGGCATACCACACAGGCTCATCCCAAGGAATCGGTCTTTGCCTATCCACACCGAACGAGATTCGTCCGTAAGTGTTGGGAGATTGCTCCTCCAGCTTAACGAACTTGTCTTCTGGAAGCATGTCTTTATCGCTGGGAAGAAATAGATAATCGCGGATGAATTCAAGAATACACCAATACTTGATAAGGAATGTCGCTTGAGCGCAAGCCATCCAAGGTGCTGCTGTCATTTTTGCGCCGAATACCATGCCCTTATCTCCGCAATCTTCGTATAGTTTACTTGGAACATCTCCGTGCCAAATGCAGTCCGACTCTTTGAATATCAGGTCTTTATTCGCTCCGTAAGCGATCATCGCTAGTGTAAGGACAGAATGCGACCATCCACACAGCCCGCCTCGATTCTCCTTAATGCAGTCCCCTACATGCCCCAAGTTATCGTTTAACAGGATTACATTGTCGCAATCAGCGGGGACATTGGTGCAGACCACGTAATAATCTTTCGTGTATTTCTCGGTATTCTTCTTCCACAGTTGAAAGAATTCTGAATCCCAAGTGGAACGGTAGTGATAGCCGGAACCGACGATGTAGTTCATTTGAAGTATGCGCAGACTGTTGGTTTAACCCATCTTGCCGTAGCAATTCCACGAAGTTTGTTTGTGTAAAACTCCTGCCTCTTAAACCCGTATTTCTTAAACACATCGTCCCAATATTCTTGAGGCTTGCAGTTAACGTGGTGATGCCCACCCTCAGCCCATTGCGGTTCAGAATAGGTCAAAAATACAAGGTTTGCCGTGGAGAATAGCCGCATGTAGTTATCTTGGTATTTCTCCTCAACATGCTCAAGAAACTCGCAAGACCAGATGATGTCCGGTTTAAGCATACTGCCTATTGGTAGCGGGCCTTGTGTAAAGTCGTGAATGAGTATGCGATCTTGGACAGGACTGTTGTCCAATGCTAGTTTACTTCCGTCTACACCGATTGCCTCTACACCGTGATCGAGAAACCATTTAACAGTATGCCCTTCTCCGCAACCGATATCCAGCATTGTTCGCGGTGTGAACTTCTTAACGATATCCATCCACACAACAGGGTCGAACGTATCTGGATCGCCACCAGTAATGAATCCACCAAGATGTCCGTCGCACACCAAACTCATTTGATCCCCTCCCCTGCAATGGATTCAACCCAATTCGCATGATCTCCGATAACTTTCCAATGCCCCTCAAGGTTGCATAAATTCCTATCCGGCGACATTCCAATTGCAACGTAGCGATAATCAAATCCGGCACCCTGAAGCGCAACACTCAAGATTTCTTCAGACCACATTGTCTTGTGTCCGTGGTTGACCATAAGATTCCGTATTGCCGAATCCAGCGTGGCCTCACCGAAGCCAGACGAGCCGAGCCAATAAAGGTATTCGTTATCTGCTTTAGCTGCAACGCGAGTAATAGACGGAACGCAAACTCGCAATACACCGCCTTTCTTCAAGATGCGATAACACTCCGTAAAAAAGTTAAATACCTCCCTGCTGTCTAAATGTTCCACGACGTGTTCCGCAAAGATGTAATCTGTTGAGTTGTCTGCAAATGGAAGTGGTTTTGTTATGTCCACGTCCATATCGTGGTTCGACCACCCATCAAGCAGATTTCCACCACATCCAAAGTTTAATTTTTTCATGGCCTTTGAAATGCAACCGCACCATTGATTAGGTCGGTAATCCAGATGGAATTTGCAGGAGAATAGTTTGCCTCAAACTTCTTGGTCATATCCATCAGATACCCATGCTGCTCGTGCGTAATATCATCAAACACAAGCCATCCCTTAGAATTAAGAAGCTGCCATCCGTCGATAAGATCGCGTTCGCCGCCTTCATAGGAATGATCTCCGTCTATTGTCACCAAATCAAATGACACACCTTCAGCGATGAGTTGTGGCAAAATGTCGTGAGAGTTGCCGTCTAGGAACCTTGCTTCACCAGTATAGCCAAGCTTGTTCAACAAGTCTTTAATGTGGGCGTTACTGCCCCTTCCTGTGCCGCCATACTCTTTACCCCACATATCAACAAGCGTTAGGCTTTTGACTGTAGTGCATTCGTTAATAACCACCTCAAGGCTGGTCCCTTCGTTTACTCCAACCTCTAGGTATGATTCTGCTCCTCCGCATACGCGAGAGAGGGCTTCTCTGATTGCATATTGATGTTTGCTCATAGTTGTATAAATTCCCGTATCCACTCCGAGTATCCCATCGTTCCTTCGCATCCACGCCTTGCGTCGATAACAAGGTGTGATTCTACAAAATTCCGCATGGAATCGACTCGCTGTTTTATTTCACTTTCTGTCATGTTTTGTAGATATTTCACGATATCGTTCATGTTCGTGTTGTCCAAGTTGAATCTCGGGGAAAAATCCAACTCCTGACCGAATGGCATCGTCCAATCATCTAGTCGAACCGGTATCGCTCCTAGCAGCATGGATTCAAATAGTCGCATGGAACTCGGCCCGTTACCCCTAGGGCAAAGCGAAAATACGGAATCTTTAAGTTCGTTCGCATACGCTTCTGCTAACTGAGGCCTGCGTTCTGCTGGTGTCTTCCACCAATCAATCCACGTCAGCCGAATGCCGTCCACCTGCATTCTATGGCGGTTCTTCCAAGTCTGGCGATGCCCACGGAAGCTAATCCTCGTTTTGCGTTTGCGGTTATCGAAATCTCCGCGCAAGTAGTTTGGGATGAACCTATCATATTCGTAAGGAATGTTAAATCCGCAATTCGTTCCGAAGATGTATCCGTAGGGGACAAACGCTGGAGCTTGGTCGCCCGTGATGATAGCGATAACTCGCTTGTTCAGATTGCTGATCCTGCCCAAGTCTTCCGTAACCTCGTGGCTATCTCCTACTGTGTGATACCAAATGAAATCCGCCTCGCTCAAGCTCTGCACGGCCTCGATATTTGGATTGTGTCCCATGAACCCTTTGTAGCCAAAGTGGTGTATAGGTGTATGTAAATGTGGGAGTGTGATTTTCACCACCAGTTCCTTCCGTTCGCAGCCAGCCAAGCCGAAGCAAGCCGCTTGTTGTATTCGTTGCCAGCGCAACCCCTATTCTGCAACCAATGGCTTTCGTGCATCTCGTGGTAGATCGCGTTGTGTAGTTCGATTCCGCCTGTCATGCGAATCAAGTCCCGCATGATCATATCCCACGTTTCCCTAGCGAGCAGCATGTCGGGGAATAGGCTCTTCCTCTTGACCCACCATTCCTTCGTAAAGGCGAAGAGATCAGCGCCCGGATACTTCCTTCCAGCAGCACACTCTACCTCGTTTAACGCCAGCCTGTCTATTCTGCGGAAGTCGTTGCGCTGAGCGTAGCAAGAGCCGAAGTTGTAGCAGGCGTCAAGTATCTCTCCCGTAATGCCCGGAGTTAGATTGATGTCCGCGTTCAGAATACAGATGATGTCGTTAACGTTCGCTTTTGCGTTCGCTTGGTCGAGCATATCGTGGATGAACGGAACAGGAACGTCGTTTATACAAGTCGCGTCTCTTGTCGGGGTGAAGTCCACTTCCTTCCATTTCCCGCCAGAAAACCAATTCTCTTGCGAAATACTACGATCCGCTGTGTCGTATCGCCTTTGCGTTTCCGCGTCGTTCTGCGCCTTCCTAGAGCGAACAAACCATATCTCGGGAGGGGTTCGCTTGTCGGATACCGCACTAGCGATGTCATCAATCTTTTTGACTACATCCGAGTAAGGAACCCGCAGATTGTGATGCGGTTTCCAGCTAGACTGATGCCACATCGTATTCTGGTCTGTCACCAAAGCGATTGTGTTGATCCCCGATGCTGATGCCAAGTGGAGTGGAGCCGAGTCGATTGCGATAAGCGAATCCGCCTCGTCGTATAGCCCCAGCAAATCGTAGAGTCTCGCAGACCGGATGCCAGATATGTTGATGAAATTGTATTCGGGCAGGGATTTGAATAGTCCTTTCATCAGTTCCTCGCCCCAGAAGAAAGGAGAAGAATGCCCATCCATTGCCAAAAGCACGTTCTTCTTGTTAAAAGAAATGTATTGTTTTTTTAACACGTCTTCCCGCTTTTGATCTCTATTGTCGAACAATAATCTCTTGGAGTGCGGCGAGATGGGTATCCGCGAGTTAATCCAGATGTCTCTGTCGAACGACCATCCCTTCTGGTCGATACGCATATCTTCTGCGCACACAGCACAGTTGATTACGCACGACTCTGGGAAACTCCTCGTTGCCCAGTTCGTTGCATGAGCGGGGAGCCTGAAGTCCTTCTCAAAGACAATCGGTTCTACGTAGGTGCAGCCGTCCAGCAACGGAGCGAACTCTTTTGAAACAACAAGCTTCTGCTTTGTCCCAAGTCTTTCGTATTCAGACTGAATCGCGGGGAGTAAACAAAGAATATCTCCCGCCCTGCCGAGCATGACGTGCAGGCTTTTGTCCGAAAAATGTATATCTTTTTCTGAGAGAAATCCTGTCAGATAATTCTGTCTCGGGATGTGCGGCATGGTTTCTCTAATGATGTCGTGCATAATTTCATCCTTCTTGCGCTGGTCGCCAGCACTCTTCGCCCACATGGCTAGCTGGCGGATGCAATAGCTCTTTTGCATCTTGCCGTTGATCGTGTAGCGCCAATCTCCGGGCGGGGTCGTGTTGATGTCGATCCCGAATTTCTCAACGCTCACAACCCCTCCCGCTTCCAACAGTGCGTGATTTGCCTAAAGTCGTTTTTGAGTTCATCATTTAGCCCGTTGTGTTGCACGTCGAGGGGAACGTGAACAGCGGACTTTAGCTCACAGGAGCATACAAGGCAAGCACCGAGAGCGTAATCGTTCTTGGTTTTTCTGTCGCCCAGAACTCCATGAATAAGCTTCATCACTCCCCCCATACACGCACCGCAGGAAAATTGGAGCGTAACGTTGTTCGGGCATCCCGCACAGATGTTCGCCCTGCGCTCTGCTTCCTCTTGCGAGACGAATGCAGCCCTGCCGTTCAAGACCTGCATCGCCCACGATTTAATCATATTTAGGAATGAAAGCACGGCCTGCAACGAAAGCTTCCGGCGAACCACCTTGTCCAGCGACACGGGCTTGCATAGCTTGCCCCACCCGTTCTGGATGCACATCTCCGAGATTAGCTCGTCTTCCCAATCCCCCGTAAGGACGATATTGTTTGCCAAGCAATGATTCACATACGCTTTGATGAATGCTCGGTAATCATAATGTTTGAGAAGCAGTCCTGTAATAGGATGCTTGTAGCGCCACTCACCGGGGGGACACGTGGCCTTGTCCGTGTAGCGATATTGAACCATTACTTGTAAAGGTTCTGTAGTCTCTTCTCTGCCTTCTCGCGCTCTTTAGACTGCTCGATCACGTCTCTATTCATTTGCCTAATCATCCTCGCAACGTCCGTGTCGTTCAAGCGCATTGTGTAAATAAGTTCGCTGAATCCCGCAACGTAAAGGACACGACGCTCTTCTGGAGTCAGGGTTTCTGCAAGCTCCTCGCTGGTCAGTTCCTCCACCCTCTTGCGAAGTTCGCTGATCTGCCCCGGCATGATGTCCAACATGCCGAAGCTGGAATCCGCCCCCATGCCCGTGTAGCGGTAGAATGGCGAGCGTTCCTTCTGGTATTTGTCGAACGACATAACCTCGCCCTTATCATCCAGCACGTTCTCGTTTTCGATCTGCGATTCGATAATATAGAAGGAATAGTTGACCGCATCCACGAATCGGTTTTCCGCAATGCTACCGAATCCGCCGACAACGATGTTTGAGAACACTTCCGCGCTGAACCTGCGCCAAATCTTGTTTGCTTCCTCTTGTTGTTTCTCTTCGTCGGGTTCGTCCATATCCACGCCGAGTAAAGCGTAGATTGCTGAAGCTCCTCCAGCAGCGACGGCTGGCAGCAAGAACCGACGCATTGTGTGGAAGATGAGCATTCCGGCAATCGTTCCACCCATACCAGCAGCGCCTTGTGCTTTCTGATTTGCGTCACCAAAGGCGATGTCTCGCGTGTCGGAAAGTATGCGGGAGCGTTCTTGCAGCACGAACGAGAAGAACGGCATGAAGATAGCTTTGAAAAGATTCTCGTATCCGTTCTGCCCGCGTTGGGAGAGTTCAGCCATTTTGGTCGGGTCGGACGAACCTTGATACATGTCGATCATTTGCTCGGCGTAGACAGCGGCTTCCATACGAGACGGGTCGTTTTGATTTATGAGATTCGTTTCGTTTTCCCATCCAGTGAACTCGATGCCTTTGTCTTTAAGATGTTTGCGGTAATACGCCAGCCATCCAGCGCCAGCGGCGAGATAATCCGACTTCTTCAGAGCAAAGAGCCACATGTTATTCAGCCTCTCAAACGCATCGGAGAATTCAGCCCACCTGCCTTCCTCGTAGAATTTGCGCACCTTGCCGAAGTTGCCTTCCATCTGGTTGATCCACTTTGTTCCACCAGCAATTTCACCGCGCTCTCCGATAGAGAATTGCGATAAAATCCCTTGAGCCTTTCCTTCCAGCAAATCCCTTGTGCTTTCTGCGAGGAGTCCTGCATCTCTAACATTCGCAAGAGTTGTCGCTGTTTGTGACGGGAATTGCTTGAAGAACTGTCCGTATCCACCAAGAGCTAGACCGATACCGAACCTGCGTGTGAGGTTGGCAAACGCATCTGCAATGCGCTCTGCACCAGTTGTTGCGTATGTCCGCGCCCTTGCTCTTGCCAGACCACCCAATCGCTGTTTGATGAAATCAAGGTTCTCCACGCCTCCTACAGCTTCTGCCGCATCGGGAGACGCCAAGAAGGAAATAATCTGCTGCCAAGCTGGGTTCGTATTCGCCGCTGTGATTTGGTCTGAAAGCGCGTTTATCACATTCCTTGTAAGGTTGTAATCGAATACCCTGCCGGGCGGAAGGGTGGTGAGCTTCTTGCGCTTAATCGTATTGGGAGATTGCTTCGGCTCGGTTACATCGCGGAACTGCCTTTGAATTAAGTCCTCTGGAGCCTTGATCTCAAAATCAATGCCCCTGTATCGGATGGGGAGATAGTTGACGTTCTCATAATTGTCCGTTTGGTTATTAAACAATTCGTCGTGTTCCTTTAACAAGGGTTTGTATTCTGGAAGAATCTCATCTTTTAAGAAAACAAGGGCTTCGTAGTGTGCCGGATGCGCGGCCTTTAGGTTCGCAAGAATGCCCTCTACGCTGTCGGCATATACCTCGTCCAATGCCCGCTTAACAAAGACAGCACTTTCCCTATCTTCTCGTGACGGAGATTTCTCCTTAATCGCAATGTCTTGCTCGATAAGGTTTCTGATTCTTTGTATGCCTTGCGCTTCTGTCTCTGACGGGTCTACTTGCAGCAAGTTTCCAGCAACACCCATCGCAAACGATCCGCGTCTTTCTGAAATCTTTAGACCAGTTTCCTTTTCGATCTTTTCAAAGACACCACTAATCGCATCGGATATTTGTGCGTTCATCTTGTTGGCGGTAGCCTGACCCCTTGCAAGCTCACCCATGCCCATCTGGACAAGAAGTTTTGGAGCGCCATCCTTACCAGCGATATTGCGGAACGTGTCGGCGATAGACTGGACGCTCAAGTTTATCGACTTGGAAATCCTTTCTCCAATCATCCCTTCAAGAAACTTGAACATCGCATTGTAGCGTTTTGTTTGTTTGGAGTCTTTTGCAGCCTCTTTTGCGCCTAGCTGACCAAGCACCTTACTGGCGAACTTTCTTGAACCGAAGAATCCGTTGTTTACCAAGATGCTATTCGCAATTCGGATGTATTCCTTCCGCGAACCAAGATCAAGTTGATCCAGTTCTACCTGCTTTACGAGATCGAGAATTCGCTTCTGGTCTGCGGTCATCTCTGGGTTTTGATAGTTGACCAGCGCGATCTGTGAATTTGCGGCAATGTCGTTTATCGCCTTTTCGATAGCTTCGGCACGGGCGACACGCTTTTCGTTTTGCGTATCTGCCTTGCGCTGCTGGATCATCTTGGAGAAATCTTCCTCCGACATATTCAAAATGTCATTCTTCTCCTCCTCGGTCAGCCCCTCTTTCCCAAGTTCGGCATTCAGCGAATTGATGAGCGCCATTTGATCGCGCTCTGCTTTTGCGTCTTCGCTTTGCTTGAGCAGCCCGACCTCTGGATCATCGAGATATGCCTCCATCTCCACGTCGGGGACAACAACGTAATCCTCCGCAGTCACTGGGCCGTATCCCTTCATATACTCGTTCAACACAAGAGCGAAGTCACCGGGGTTATCTATGTCGGACGGATTGATGTTGGCGAATCTCTTTAAGATTCCCTGCGCTGGGGCTGGAACATCCTTCTGCTTGGCGAGTCTTTTTGCGGATTTGATCGCCTTCTTCGCATCCGACAAGTCCTTGTCGTAATTCGCGTTGTCGATCACCTTGTTCGCGTAGTTCAAGAACGAGAGGATAGATGCGTCGTTGTCGAAACGAACTTGCATCGCCTTGTTGACGATAGCGCGAAGCTGCGGGGCTTTTACCCTACCGCGAATTGCCTCCTCGCGGAGTTGGGCTGTCAGGTCTTTTACGAACTCCTTCTGCTGCGCGGCATCCAACCTGCGCTTCTTCGCCCCGAGTTTGAGTTGATCCTTCAGCGCGGTCTTCTCGTTTATCGTTAACAAGTCACGCTTGCGCTTCACTCCCGTTGTCGCTTCGATCAATCGCTGGATTGTCGTGGGGCGGGGCTTCCTTTGCGGAGCTTCTTCTGGCGCGGCTTCTGCTGTAGGCTCACCCTCTACCGCCATCATTCTGCGAGTAGAATAGTCGTATTCGACGGGATCGTATATTTGGATTGGCGCGGCAACACCTGATGTTCTTTGCAGAATCAATTTATCGCTGGTGGATGTGACGAGTTGGTAAAATTTCTCGTAAGGTTCAAGACCAAGCCGAGCCTTGATGAGCGCCAAAAATTCGCGGAATACCTTGGCGAGTTTGCCGAAGAATGTATTTGGAACCGCTTGTTTACCAATAACAAGATCGGTCATCTTTTCCGCAATGAACTCGTCCAGCATGATGTAGCGATAGTTGCTCTTATCAAATTTGATCTTGTATTTTATGATGTTGCCCTGTGCATCACGCACTGGTTCAAGCTTTGTTTCCGCCTCTACTGGATTAAACTTCTTGTATTCATTAAACTGCTCAACAGAAAGCGAGTATCGCCCGACAAAAGCGAGGAACCACGGGTTTTTTTTGAGATATGCCTCAAGTTCTTTGACGTATTCTTTGTTGATTTTTTGCACTTCAGATTCGGGAAGAAACCTCGAAAGTCCGTGCCAGAACTCGTGTATGCCGACTGCTGCACCAAAATCGCCTTTGTCTTGGTTCAAAAAGAATGTAACTAGATTATCAGCGAAATCAAAGTTGCTTACTCCCTTTTGGCGGATGGAGATTGAAGTATCGCCTATCGCATCTTCTCTTACGCTATTTACAAAATCTGTAAGCGCACGGGCTGTAGCCTCGCTGATTGTTCCCGCGCTGCGCTCCCTAGCAATACGCTCCAAAATTGCCGCCTTGCCGACCTTCCTAGGTTGCTTACGGCGCATCGCCTCAAGCATAATTCGCCCCCGAAGTTCCTGAGCTTCTTTGATTACTTGGTTTACCGCACGGAAGGGCGTGTCGGTCTTGCCAGCCTTTATGTCTTCCACCATTTCAGCAATGTCGTATCCCAACGGATTATATCGCTTGTCTGCTTTCGCCTTTACAGGCTTTACGTCGTTCTTCTCTACGACCTGCGTCTCTCCAGTTCGCTCGTTCTTTACGGAGTAATACTGCTCGCCTAGATCGCGCTCTGTTGCTGTCTGCGGGATGACTTTTTCTACTACGTAGGTCTGCGGGCTTTTACCGAGCTTGATGCGGTTGCCTACTGCGATGCCTGTTGGTGCTGCTGGCTCTGTTATTGTTTCCGATACTGCGGGGGTGGTAGATGGTGCTAATTTCTCAAGCCTATCCAACTCTGGCATCACATCATTTTTGATGTAGTCTAAAATATCACGTTGGCGAGCGAGTTCTGAAGGAGTAAACTTCTTTGCGAATGCTTTCTTTTGCGCGGGAGTTTTCGCCTTCGCTTGCTCAACTTGGTAGTTCCCAATGTAGGACTGCGCTTTATCACGAACTTGTTGCGCTCGTTGTATTGGCGATGCAAGTTGCTCCTTGGTTGTAACTTTAATTGGGACAAGGTTGTTAAGCTCTGGTTGCGGAGACTCAAACATTGGGTGTCCAACAACGATGTTAGAAACAATATCTCCCGCTTGAACTTCAACGCCAGCTTTCTTCGCATCATATTCTGCGAGTCTTTTAACTTGTTCTGGATTTGGTTCTCTGCCTTGAGATTTACGAAGTGTAATTACATCGCGGATAGTTTCAGCCTCATCATCAGTCAATGGCTTTACAGGCGCAACCTCTGGCGCGGGAGCTTCTGCTGGTGCAACTTGCTCGGTGACTAGTGCTGGCGCTGCGGCGATCTCCGGTGCTGGTGTTACCGCTGAAGGTTGCGCTACTCCTTCCGCTGGTGCGGGTTGAGTTGGCTCTGCGCCTATCATTGGAGAAGTTGGTGGTTTTTCTCCGATAGTAGGTGCGGTGGCTGGTGCTACTGGAGCTACTGCTTGTGCTGGTGCAGGTTCCGCTGGAGCAGGACTAACTATCTCGGAAACTTGCGATTCTTCCGAGATAGTAGGTGCTTGTTCAACAATAGCGGGGGCTTCTGCTGTAGGTGCTGGCGCGGCCTGTATCTCGGAAACCCTCTCCTCTGGAGTAAGGCGCGGTAGGGGAGCCTGTGCTTGCGCTAGGATAGCCTCTCCGTCTTCGTTGATAACGGGCTGGCCTTTGATAATATCGACCAGCCCTGCGGCGGATAGCGCGGAAATCTGTTCGCGGTTTGCCGTGTTTTCCGCTACAGAGCGCAAATTGTTTATTACTTGTGCATCGGCAGAAGTTATTGGTTCTGCTGTGGCTGCTGGCGCGACGGGTTCTGCTGGTGCAGCAGGCGTAACGGGTGCGGCGGGTGCTGCTGGCTGCGTAACAGCCGCAACTGCGGGAGCGACCTCCCCTACGGGCGGGACTGTAATCGGTGTGGGTGCTACCCCTGCACGGAACTCGGCAAGAGCGTCCAACCCCGTTTGAGCGAATGCACGGGTATCCGCGTCTTCGTTTTCGAGTTCTTCGCGGAAGCCCTGCTCGGTCTGAGCGATGGATTCCGGAGACATCTTGGCAAAGGTTGTTTTGAACTCTTCTTTTGCTGGAACTTTGTATTCCTCTTGGATGGGAACCATTTCTTTTTCCGTATCTTCGATATCCTGCTCCTCTTGAACGACAGCCTTCTCTGCGGCTACTGTTTGCTGCGCCTCTTTGCGGATAGCATTCGCTGTTTGCGGGGCGTCTGCTTCTTCTGCTTTTCTCGCGGCATCCTCTGCAACCGAAGCTTTTTGAATAGCCCCGAGTGGTGCGCCGACTCCGAATCCTGCGATACCTTCCAAAGCACCTGACGAGAACACACCGCGCATCGTCGGAACTTCCATGCCCTCGCGCTGCAAAGCAACGTTCGCAGCAAGTTGTTCCTGCGCTCCTTGTGCCGCCTCT